TCAAGGCTTGAGTGAGCCGCGGACCTCCCTGTCCGGCTTCAGCGGTGCGTCGTCCTGCCACGGTAGGTACATGCCCAGGGCTGCGGCAGCGGCGAACAGCAGAGCCGACCAGGTCACGGCCTCCCATGGCAGCGAGCTCGCAAAGTCGACAAGAGCGCCATCGGCCGGCACGTTGTCGCCGACGCGGCGGATTGCGCCGATCGCCCAAAGCAATGACGCCGTCGCCAGTATCAGCAGGCTCCAACGTGCTGCCTTGGGTATCCCCTTGTCCACGCCGGCTGCCAGGCTTGCCATGAACAGGAATAGGCCCGCGAATGCCGCGATGATGGCGGTGGTCATGAGCAGGAACTCTGCCTGTGACTCACCCTGGTGATGGACCGCGATGCTGATGTAGGCACCGATGAGCCCGCCTGCGACCACCGCGGCGGTATGGGTGAGCCATAAGCGATTCGTGAACGACCACGCACGTGCACCGAGATAGATCATCGCGACAGAGATAATGACCGCGCAGGTGTAGGAGAGCAGGTCGACGGCCGTCGCGCCGATGGCCTCCCGCTCCCATTCGAAGTTGTAGCTCACCGTGGTTTGCATCAGCGCACTGAGCGCCAGGAGCATGATGGTCATCGCGCGGCTGGCGACATCGCGCCACCGCGGAAGCCGTATGAGCGCCACGATCAGGCACACGATGGCCGTGGTGACGTGCAGGACGTTGGCGATGATCGTCATGACAGCAATCTCCGGGCGGGATTGGCGCGCTTCCCTTTTCGCGGCGCGTCCTCGGTGGTGTCGATGCCTGGCTGGGCCGGTACAAGCAGGCGGTGCGAAAGCTCTTCTATCAGTTGCCCATTCGTGGCCGACCGCAACGCATCGCTGACGGTGGGTCGGTCGCCTACGATCGGCAGCCGGAACGCTTCGGCCGGCGCCAGTCCGGCCTGGATCAAACCTTCGGCGGGGTTGACCCCGAACGCTAGGCAGAAGTCAATGACCGTCTGCGCCACAGCGGGTTTGCCGCTGTCGAACAGGTGCCGATCAATCCGGCTGGCGTTGACGTTCATGTGCTGTGAGATAGCGAGAGCGCTCAACCCTCCTGAGATTTGCCTCAGCCATTCCTGAAATCCGCCAGCCATGGCGTGATCGTACCTGCGGGCTCGAGGGGCTCATGGGACGTGTAGCTCTGCTGATGGTGGATGTGTCCCCGCTCACGTCTCCGCATATCTGCGGAGGCTGGTTTGCAAAAGTGAGATAACGAATGGTTTGCTTCCCTGGTGGCAGCGTCTGGTTATGACCAGCGTGGCCGCGCGCGGTCGGGCAGACTTGCGTTCGAACGTATATTCGAATTGGTTGGCTGTTCGCTGCTTTGTGCCAGAAAGGATGTGCCCATGTCTGCCGACGTCGTTGATCCGGGTGAACCCAGTAGACCGGCGGCACTGCCCGACTATTCGGCGGGGAGCTACATGCGCGAACTGCGGGACGCCCGCGGGCTCCCGCGCGCACAGGTCGCCAAGTGGCTGCGGATGCAGCCGAACTCCCTGGGTGGGATCGAGAACGGGTACCGCGTGCCGACCCCTGAGAGCGTCGACCAGTTCGCCCGCGCGATGTCGCTGAGCCCCGCCGAAGAACGGTATCTGCGCAAGCTAGCGGCCGTGAGCAAGCCCAAGGCCAAGTTACCGCCCAGGCCGAAGGCCAGTTCCCCATCGCCCGACTACAGCAACGTCATCAGCGTGGACATGCAGGCAGGGCTCGACAAGCTGGTTCCGCATGCAGCCGCGTGGGTTGACCCGCAATGGCGTGTCTTGGCCTCCAATGAGGCGTATCGGCTCGCATACCCTGGCCTCGAAGGGATGGGCAATGTGCTGCGGTGGTTCTTCCGTCATCCCGAATCCCGCGCCACGATGCTGGACTGGGAGGCGGAAGCCGCCCTGACTGTGGCCTGGTTCCGCGCTCTCGTCGGCGAACATGGAAACCCTGCGTGGGCGCTGGAACTACTCCGCGAACTCGGGGATTCGGTGGACTTCGCGCGAATGTGGCGGGCTGGAACCGTGACGTTCAGCCGCAAGACCCCGCACATGCACCTGTGGGACTCCAGGGTTGGCCAGCCGTACACGCTGCTGGTGCAGATCACCCGGGGGCCGAGTGACCTGCCGCCGATGCAGCACTTCCTTGGTATCCGCATGCCATACCAGGGCGGCGACGCGCTTCTCAGGCGCGCCGGCCGCCTCCACTGAGGATTAGGCCGCGACGCGGTGCCTCGCCGACGCCGTGCTGAACAGGGATAGGAACTCCGACAGCGCGGCGTTGGTGGCCTTGGGATGGGTCCAGTTCGCCGCATGGCCAGCGCCTGCGACTGTGGTCACCAGGCCGCGGGCGCCGACGAGGCCCGACGCCATTTCCGCGGACTTCTGGGCGGTGCTGGTCGGATCGTTCTCACCACGCAGAACCAATGCGGGGCAGGCGATTTCATGGAGGCGGTCGAGCGCTGAATCGCGGTCGATGAGGTTGTCGGCAGCCTCGCGGATCCGCAGGCGGTCCGAGGCGGCCCACTTGTTGATCCACGGGGTCTGCTGAGCTTCGGTGCCTCCGATGAGGTGCGGTGCCAGCTGGAGTGCCAATGGCATCAGCGGGACCTCAAGGTCGCACCACCCGCTGAACAGGAAGGCGTAGTCGCCTTTCTCTGCGGGGGTTGAGGCGTCGGCCGTGGTGTCGAGCAGGATGAGCGATTGCACCCTGTCAGGTGCGGTCAGGGCCACGCGCAGAGCGGTGTACCCGCCCTGGGACATGCCAGCGATCACTGCGGTGTCGACGCCAGCGTGATCCATGACTGCGAGGCAGTCCCCGGCGAGGTCCCAATAGGTGAAGGGCTGTCCGGCGGGCGCTTCAGTCTGCCCATGGCCCCGTGCGTCCCACCGGATGATCCGGTACCCCTCGTCGATCAACGGCAGCTGAGGGTCGAACTGGCTGCTGTCCATGAAGAACCCGTGAGCGAACACCACGGGGATGCCGTCGCCGCCGGTGTCGGTGTAGTGGATCCGGACGTCGGCATTGCTTGCATACATGGTTGTGTGCTTCCTTCGAGAACTGGATTGGTTCGTTCTCGCCATTGCGGCGATGAATTTATGACCCATTCGCAACTCGCACAGTTACTGCGAGCGACTCGCACCATTGGTGCGACTTTCTCCCCGTTGGGTGTTTGTCGCACTACATGCAACGCGATTCGATGCCACTTCGTCCAATTCGGAAGCAATTCAATTCCGAATTGATTCAGCCTGGCAGGAGTGCCTGTCCGGCACCACCACCAGGAGCTGCATAGTCGGCCAAACCCGCTGTTCAGCTGGCATAAACTGTGGCAGTGGCACGGCTCACTGAAACGCCGTCGGGGTCGGATTCGATCGCGCGGAACCGCCGTCGCATCGTCTCGCCGGTGCCACCGTTTACGAAGGTAAAGTAATTCAAAAGTGAATTACGGAAGGGCTTGGCGGAATTACCCGTGATCGTGTTCCATTAGCTCACCGCGCACTGTCGGGGGCGCGAGGGAGAACCGTTGCGAGAGAGGAAAGCTCTAATGCCGAGCAGTGACCGTGTCGCCACCTGTGAGAGCGAAAGCGTGATGCTGACTCAGTGTCAGCGCGTGGTGCAGGTGGCCGCGTTCGCGCTCGAGGGCTCGGGGTTCGTGGTGTTCACCTTCTCCGACGGCACCTCCGACGACATCACCGCGGAGCAGGCACTAGAGATCGGGCGGCTCGGCGCGCTCAGTCTCCGTATGGCCGAAGAGGAACCGGCCGATGGCGAGTTAGCCAGCGGTGACCTGCCCGAAGGTGGCGCAGCTGCCTAGCTGGCTCTGAAAAGCATTGTGGGCTCGATCCTTCGAAAGGATCGAGCCCACGCGTGGTTCAGGTAGCGACTACTTCGCCGCGCCGATCAGCCGGACTGCTTCCGCCTCGATGACTCGACGACGCTGCGCGACCAGTCGCTTCGTGATGATCTCGAGTGCAACCCAGTCGGCCGACTCCAGGATGTCCATGCCGGCGACTTCCAACGACTTCGTCTTGCCAGGAAGCTTGCCGATGCCACCCAGGCGGGCGTAGACCGTCTCCGGCTCGATGTTCAGCGCCTCCGCCAGCTTGGTGATGGTGCTCGCGCCGGGCATGCTCGTGTTGTTCTTGCCGGTGACGATGCGGTGCACCGTGCTGGGGCCAAGGCCGGAAGCCTCGGCCAGCTGCTTGATGCTGGGGTCTCCGGTACGGGGGCTGACGAGGCCGGCGGCCTTCATCTCTGACGCCCACGGCTCGGGGGCGAGTTCTCCGCGTGCCATGCCTTCCGGCCTCCTTTCGTGGCGTACACGTCGAACCCACTGTAACGCACCAAAGTTCATGAACTTTGGTTTATGGAACGCCTTCAGACTCCAGCTTTCATCCAGCATCCAGATTCTGCATTGGACATATCCGTTCCAAGCGTTCTATGGTACGTGGGACGCATGAAGGAAAAACCACTGGTACTAGTCGGTCAATGCGGATCTCCCACCGTCCCGCATGCGTTCCAAACCTCCAATACGAGTGCGCATCAGTGCACATGTTGACGTGACATCAGGAATGCTGGCGAAATCAGAGTGACATCCCATACATCCCCTCCAGTGAACGGATGCGCGGTCCCCATGGGCCGCTTCCGCTCCGGATCACCCGAATGGCACGCCGCGCGCGCCGCCGGCCTCGGCGGCAGTGAGATCGCCGCGGTCCTGGGCTTGAGCCCGTGGGAGTCCTACTGGAGTCTGTGGCACCGCAAACAGAACCTGTTGCCCCCGGTCCGCGAGAACGAGCTGATGGTCATGGGCAGCCTGTTCGAGCCGGTCATCTACGAGCACTACCGCGACAACCTGCTCCCGCCCGGCCACACCATGACCACCGGCGAGACCTTCCGGCACAGTGCCTACCCGTGGATGATCGCCAACCCGGACGGTCTCATCTGGGATGAGCAGGGCAATCTCGTCGATGGCCTCGAAATCAAATGTGCCTACCGCGACGACAAGTGGGGCGCGGAAGGTACCGACGAGATCCCTATCTACTACAAGACGCAGGTCTGCTGGTACTGCATTGTGATGGGCCTGCGCGGCATGAACATCCGCGTGGTGTTCGGCGTCGGCGACTGGCGCACCTACCGCTACGAGCCCTCCGAGCAGGACATCCTCACCGTCGCCACTGCCGGCCAGGAGTTCATGACCCGGCTCGAGGCTGGCATCCTGCCCAACCTCGACACCCACCTCGCGACCTACGAAGCGCTCAAGACGCTGCACCCGGACATCGACGGATCCACCGTGCAAGTCACTGCGGATCTGGCCGATCGCTGGTGGGCCGCTCAAGACGCGCTGGCTGCTGCTGAGGACGCGCTGCAAGGGGTCCGCAACGAGCTGACGCACACCATGGGCGACGCCTGGCGCGCTCAATGCGGTGAACAGACCCTCGCCTGGCGACAAGCACGCGGCGGCGGCACCCCCTTCGTGAAGTCCGCCCCCAATCCCCGCTTCGCGGACATTCGAAACGCCCTGAAGAAAGGCTGATAGTGGAACTGCTCGACACCCTCCCGCCCAGAACCACCGTGGGTGGCCGCCCGCCGGCGCATGCCGATAAGGCGGAACTGTTGCGCGCCAACCCTTTGCGCTGGGCCAAGATCATGACCTGCCACAGCGCGACCGTGGCAGCCTCTCAGGCCAACAACATCCGCCGCGGCAAGTTGAGGGCCTTCACACCCTCCGGCACCTTCGAAGCCGCCGCGCGCGACTGCGACGTCTACGCCCGGTACATTCCCGAAAACCAGGTCGGAGCTGATGCTGCATGAGTTCCATTGCCGCTGCGGCCGAGTCCGCCGAGGTCACCCCGGCCTCGATCATCAACAAGTACCGCGACGACATCGCCACCGTGCTGCCACCGAAGCTGCGCGAACGTATCGACCGCTGGATCCGCCTGGCGATCGGCGCAGTCAACTCCAACCCTGAGCTGATCAGCCGCGTCCGCGCCGACCAAGGCGCGTCGATGATGCAGGCGCTCATGAAGTGCGCCGCTCTTGGTCACGAACCCGGCTCCGGCCTCTTCCATCTCGTGCCCAAGGGATCTCGCATCGAAGGCTGGGAGGATTACAAGGGCATTCTTCAGCGCATCGACCGCTCCGGCGTCTACGCCCGGACCGTGATCGGCGTCGTCTACGCAAACGACGAATACAGCTACGACCAGAACGTCGACGAGCGCCCACGCCACGTCCGCGCCACCGGAGACCGCGGCGAGCCCATCTCGTCCTACGCCTATGCGGTCTACCCCAGCGGCGCGATCACCACGGTCGCCGAGGCCACGCCCGAACAGATCGCCTCGTCCAAGTCCAAGGCCCGTGGCGCCGACAACGCCGCCTCCCCATGGAGAGCACCGGGCGCGCCGATGCACCGCAAGGTCGCGGTCCGGCTGCTGGAAAAGCACGTCGCCACGTCCGCCGAGGATCGCCGCGAACCCATCTCCCGCAGCGCCGCGAACGATGTCGTGATCGACGCGACCGCCGACTACTACCAGGAGCCGTGATGCCGAAGACGTCCTACAACGTCGAAGAGGCCGCCGCCGAGTTCGGTTTGAAGCCGCGCGATCTCTACGACGCCATGAAGGCATACGAGCTGGCCTATCACCCGGTGGGCCGCAAGAAGATCATCCTGCACGACGAAATGGTGCGGTGGCTGAGATCCCATCAGCCCGGCAAGCCCAAAGCCGCGGCCTGACAACCCTTCTCGCCCCGACAGGGGATCGGCAGCCCAAGTCCCGAGGGCCGCCGATCCTCTGGTTCGCCACGCCCTGAAACGGATCCATGAACACCGATCTCCTCCCCGCCGAAACCGCCCGCGACCACATCAAATCCCTGATCGAAGGCGGCAGCAACCAATCCCGCATCGCCCGCTGCGCCGAGGTCTCCCGCATCACTGTCGTGCACATCCTCCACGGCTACGTCGTCAACGTCACCCGCGACACCCACGAAGCCATCATGCGAGTCCGTGCCGAAGACGAAAGCCACGGAGTCCCTGCGGGCCACGTCGACGCCGTCGGAAGCCGCCGCCGCGCCCGCGCTCTTGTCGCCGACGGCCACACCAGCGCCCACATCGCGATGCGGGCGCAGGTATCGCTGCGCACCCTGTGGGCCATCCTCGACGCCGAACTTGCCCACGTACCAACCGACATCGCGCACCGGCTTGAACGCGCCTTCGCCGTCATGCAGATGACCCCAGGCAAGAGCGCCAGCGCCCGGAGTTACGCCGCCGCCCGCCGCTGGAACCTGTCCTGGGAATGGGACGAGGAGGATATCGACGTCCGCAACGCCCGGCCCTTCCCCTCAAGCCTCGCCCGCCGCCAGGACATCGTCGACGCCATCAAGGCAGAGACAGAAAACGGCACCCGCTTCCGCCCGGTCGTCATCGCCTCCACTCGCCGCTCCCGTCTTCGGAGCGCCGCGTGAATCTCACAATTCCCGACGACTTCCCCGATGGCCCCCGCTACGCCAACCTCACTGTGGGCGAACAGTATTCGCTCTTGCGCGGCTGGATGTACTGCGCCCGTTACGACACCTTTCTCGTGCCCTCGAGCGTGTGGTTCGCCTTCACCGCTGGCGCCACCCACACCATGCTGGAGCGCGCCGGCCTGATCGAAACCAGCACCGCGCCAGCGGGAGTGATCTGCCCCGGTGGTGGCCGTGCCCGCCGCGCATCGGCGCGCACAAAGACCTTGGCCAAAGCCGACACTCGATTCGACGAGTGGTGGGCAGTATGGCCGCGCAAGCAAGCCAAACGTGACGCGCAGAGAGCATTCAGCAAGGCGCTGAACCTGATCGGCTTCGACGAGCTGATGGCTGCGACCCAAGCCTTCGCCAGCGACCCCAACCGCGAAGACCGCTACACCCCCTACCCCGCCACGTGGCTCAACGGCGAACGGTGGGCCGACGCACCGCTGCCTGCCGACCCCGCCCGCACCCGGTTCGACGCCAGCTCCCGAATCAACACGACCGTCGAGCTGGGCCGCCAACTCGCCGCCGATATCGCCCGCACCACCTCCAGACCAGAAATGCGAGCCCTACCGTGAACCCCCGCCATGTCGAAGCTGCCACAACCGCATACGCGGCTGCGGAAGCGCTCGATCCGCAGATGCCGCCCGCCGACGCGGTTCGGCTACGCGCGTGGGCCGACCTTTTCGCTGACGACGACATCGGCCCCAGCGAGGCCCTGGCCGCGGTGAAGAGCTATTACCGCCAGCCCCAACGTTTCCCGATCAAGCCCGGCGACATCATCGACCGGGTCACCAAGATGCCCATCACCAGCAGCCCCGAGCGCATCGCCGCGTTCATCGACCGCTGGTCCGAGCATCCGTACTCCGATGCGATCCAGCGCTTGACCGGCATGCACTGGAACCCGCCGTTCCCGCCTCCGCCCGCGATCGACCGCCATGACCCGATCGCGCTGCGCGAGTACCACCGCGCGGAGTTCCGGGCGTGGATCGGCAAGAACCGCAACGAGCTGGAACGCCGCGCCCTTGCTCATGGTGAGCAGCTGGAGCTGGGCGCATGATCGCCTACGAACGCGTCCTGGACGCCTTCCGCGACCAGGGCCTGGTCGTCATCGAGCGTGGCGGCAACACGGCCAACGCCCAAGCTCCCGGCCATTCGCCGGCAGATCGGTCGGTGTCCATCCGCGGCATCGAGGGCCAGGTTCTCATTAACAGCCACAGCGACGACACCGATACGGTGCTCGACCAGCTGGGCCTGACGCTGGCGGACCTGTTCGACAACCCGAAAGGCTCGGAGTACCGATACGACGACGGCCGCGTGGTCCACCGGTCGCCCACTAAGCGGTTCATCCAGTCCGGAAACACGCAGGGCAGCAGCCTGTTTCGAGCGAGCCGCCTCGCATCCGCCACCGTGATCTACCTCGTCGAGGGCGAGAAGGACGTCCTGGCCATCGAATCTCTCGGCGGCGTGGCGACCTGCAACGCCGGCGGCGCGGGCAAGCTGCACCTGTTCGACCTCACCCCGCTCTACGGCAAGACCGTGATCGTGGTGCGCGATATGGACCCGGTCGGCGAGAAGCACGCGCGCCAGGCCCTGGAGTTGCTCGACGGCCACGCCGACGTACAGCTGGTGTGCCCGGCCGCAGGCAAGGACTCTTCCGACCACATCATGGCCGGCCACGGCTTGGACGAGTTCGTCGCCGCCACCGCGCCGATGCCCGAAGGCGTCACCAAACTGTCTGACGCTGCGGCGGATTGGTGGGACTGGCAGCAGGCTCCACCTTCGGAGATCCGAATCTTCCCGTCCCCATGGGCTGCACTCAACGACAACATCGCGGGCGGATTCCACCCCAAGCGGTGCTACGTCATCGCTGGCCGTCCTGGCGGCGGAAAGACCATCGGCCTGCTCAACATCGGACAGCACCTCGGTGAGAGCGGGTTCCCGTCGCTGTTCTTCTCCATGGAAATGCCCATGCTGGAGATGGTGTCGCGCGTGATGTCGGCCGGCGCGGAAGCCAACTACGGCCGCATCACCCGCCGCCAGCTCGATCAGTGGGACCTACGCAAGCTCGAGCTGTACCGCGACGGCGGCCGGGTCGAAGAAACCCAGCTCTACCTGATGGATCGCTCCACGCTCACGATCGAGGACATGCGCGCCATCGCGCGGCAGATGAAGCAATCCGTCGGCCTGGACGCCGTGCTCATCGACTACATCGGCCTGGTCACCGCCTCCAAAGGCAAACGCGAACGCCGAGAAGCGTTGGGCCACGTCATGAAAGAGGCCGTGAAGATGGCCAAGGAACTCGACATCGCCGTGTTCATCGCCTCCCAGCTCAACCGCGGCCCCGAACAGTCCTCCCGGCCGCCGGTCCTGTCGGACCTGCGCGAAACCGGCGACATCGAACAGGACTGCGACGCAGCGTTTCTGCTGCACCACCCGCTGATGGACGGCCACCCCACCGGCGAGATCGAAATCATCATCGGCAAAAACCGCACCGGCCCAACAGGAGTCGTCGTCACGCTCCCGTGGCGACCGAACTACGCCAAGATCGGAGTCTGAGCATCTTGCTCATCGAAAAGAAGCCCACCGCCCTACGACACCGCGTCAACGCGGCACTCGAGGTCACCACTCTGGGCATACAGCAGATGCTCGGCCTCACCGACCCCATCGTCGTCGACCTGGAGGCGATCCTCGAAACCTTCGACTGGGGCGCGCCAGAGACCTTCGAAGGCCGCCCGGACTGGGACACCTACTTCCTTGAGATCGCCCGCACCGTCGCCATCCGATCCACCTGTGTGCGCGCCAAAGTCGGCGCGGTCGTAGCCACCGACAACCGGCTGCGCGGGGCTGGCTACAACGAAAGCCCGCCGGGCAAACCCGGCTGTGAATCCTGCCCACGCCGCGAATCAGGCTGCGCCCCAGGCAGTTCGTACGACACCGGCCCCGGCACTTGCCACGCGGTCCACGCCGAAGCCAACGCCCTGCTCGATGCGAACCGCTTCGACCTGCTCGGCGCCACTCTCTACATCACCCGCGAACCCTGCCCCGGCTGCCTGAAGCTCATCGAAGCCGCCGGGATCGTTCGCATCGTTCACCCCTGAAAGGAAGTGCCAGGTGGCCCTCACCTCAACACCCAGAGCCCAATTCGACGTGACCGGGAACGAGCACGCCCTGATCATTTCCGAGCAGCATGCGACGCACGTTTTCAACGTCAGCAACGTCGAGATCCGCACCATTTCCGAGTTCTCGGATCAGCCGACGAGCGTGGAAGTCGTGTTCCGCGCCTCGCGCTTTGACACCCACTCTCGCGGAGTCGTGGCATGAGCGAGGACATCCGCGAACTTCCCCTGAGCTACGTCCTCAACGATGTCGACGCTGGCGCCGCGCATGCCTGGGATTACGAGCTGCGCTGGTTGTGGACCCACGATCGGCACAAAACGCTCGCGATGGTTCAAAGTGTCGCCAAGAGCGGGATCCGCGAGCCTATCTGGATCCGGAGGCCAGCTGGTCCGGATGCGGATAGTCGCCCAAGCATGCTCGGCGGCAACCACGCAGTGGCGGCAGCGGTCGCCCTGCAACTGCCTACCGTTCCGGTGCGTTTTCTGGAAAGCGACGCTGCGTGAGCCAAGGGCAGAAGCCGCGGTGGCCAGAGTTCTACCCGCGCATGAAGTACCGGGCACGAAAACGCGACCAGCGGCGCGTCCGGATCCGGTTCTGGAACGAGCGCTTCGAGCCGCTGTGGCCGCAGCCAACGCTGAGCGCGGCCGTGTTGCTCACCGTCGTGGCATCTCACGAACTGCGTGCCCGCTGGAGCGGAACAGCGACCCAATCGGAATACGAACTGAGATAAGGAGATTCAGCTGTGATCGACGTGCTGATCATGGGCGGCACCTGGAACCCGGGTGGCGACCCGGTCACCGAAGCGTTCGCCCAGCGGCTCGACCCGGAACTGTTCAACTACCAGTACGTGCCGTACCCGGCTACCTACGGCGGATTGGACCTGCCCTACACCTACAGCGTCGAGCAAGGACGCCAGGCGCTGGTAAACGCGATCCATGCAGCACCGAATCCGGTCCTGCTGGCAGGGTATTCGCAAGGAGCGGGGATCGCGGGCGACGTCGCGGCCACCATCAGGCGCGAACCGTTCAGCGGCCTTGAGGTGGTCGGCGTAGCCCTGATCGCGGATCCGCTGAGGCCGCCCGGCTGGGGTTCGGTAGGGATCAATGGCTATGGAATCGCTGGGCAGCGCCCGATTTCGAACATGCCAGCCTGGTGGGCCGTGGCCGACCGCGATCCGATCACCGCGCTGCCGGAGGGTTCGGCGCTGCGTTCCCTGGCGGACTTCACCGGCTACTGGGGCATGAGCAGCGTCGAGAGCTGCGCGCGGTGGGGTCAGTCGATCATCGACACCGCGGCCCAGCAGCGCTATCAGCGGTGGTGGTCTCCGGGGAACTGGCGCGAAACAGCCGATGTCATCGGCCAAGCCAATGCCTATCTGTTCGAAGGCCGCCACACCGGGGCCTACATCGCCGAAGGTCACTGCGAACGCCTGGCCGAGCAGGTGAACCGATACGCCGAGGTGCAAGCGTCCCAAAGAAGCAACTGAGGAACGCAATGAAATCTCAAATATGCTGGTAAAGGCCAACATTGATATACACCCCATATCCCATGGAACTTGGGATATGGGGTAACGTGGCGCTCGTATAGACCTGAGAGGAGCCGCCGCCGTGGCAGCTGGAGATACGCAAATCACTGTCGTCGGGCGCCTGACAGCCGACCCCGAACTGCGGTTCACGCCAGCCGGCGCGGCGGTCGCAAACTTCACCATCGCGTCCAACCCGCGCGTGTTCGACCGGAACGCGAACGAATGGAAGGACGGCGAGGCGCTTTTCATGCGCTGCTACATCTGGCGCGACGCCGCGGAGAATGTCGCCGAGAGCCTCCAGCGCGGGTACGCCGTCGTCGCGCACGGCGTCCTCAAGCAGCGGTCCTACGACACCAAAGAGGGCGACAAGCGCACCGTTGTAGAGCTGGAAGTGTCCTCGATCGGGCCCGACCTGGCCAAGAACCAGCGCGCGCAGGTCACCAAGACTCAGCCCGGCACCGGCACAAGCGGCAAGCAGGACACCTGGGCCAACCCCTCCGGCGGCACCGACACAGCCCCGCCCTTCTGATCCACCTCGCCAAGTAGCGAGCCGTCAACATCACCGCCCGAGTTCGTTTGTCCTTTCATGCCTCGGGAGTTCGGAATTGAAAGTGCGCCCATGACCTTCAACCTCTATGAGAGAGGCGCAACTGCGGCGAGCCCACCCCACCGTCCCAGGGGTGAAAACGGCTGCTGGAGAACGGATCTGGCCATGATTCTCGATCAGGCAATAGCCGTCGACGGGAACACCCAGGCCGCGATCGTTCGCCTGCGCCAAGCCCTCGACACCGGAGCCCTCGACCTCCGATAAAAGCGAGCACAACTCCATATGGCTTCTCACGACCGGGACTGGATGGTCCGCGCGCAATGCCGCGACACCACCGACTACAGCGTCTACGACTCCGACAACCGCGGAGGCGGCCAGGCCGAACAGGCGCAACGCGCCTGCGGTGGATGCCCCGTCCGTGCCGAATGTGCGAGCTACGCACTCAAATTCGCCGACAGTATCGGCGGACTCGTGTGGGCCGGCGTCCCCGTTCCAGAATCGCCGACCACCATCTACTACCACCGCGCACTCGATCGGCTGCGCGCTATCGCAGGCCAGGCCGCATGAGCCTGGGCATCGCCTTCGATGAGGCCGTCAACCCTGCCGCGACCCGCCACGTAATCATCCTTCCCGGCGACCCGCACCCCAAAGGCCGACCGCGGTTCAGCCGAGGTCGCGCCTACACCGCAGATGCCGACCGCGATGCCGAAGCGCGCACCGCTCTGCTTCTCGCGCAGCAGGTTTCGCAACCCCTGGCCGGAAACGTCGCGCTGACGTGTGTGTTCTATCGGCGCACCCGCCGCCGCGTGGACGTGGACAACCTGATCAAACACGTCATGGATTCCGCCAACGGGGTCCTGTGGCGCGACGACTCCCAGTGCACCTCGCTGCGGGGCGTGATCGAACTCGACCGCGAAAACCCGCACACGCTCGTCCTCATTGGCCCCCACGAATCCAGTCTGGTCAGAACATGATCCTCACCCTCACCCGCACCGTGTACCGGATCCTCGGCATCCCTGTCGCCTCGGTGACCCGCCAGGAATGCACCACCGAATCCGACGGCGGCGGCGAAACGTCCGAGGACGACAGCGATTCCACGCCAATGCCGCAGCCGGAACTCACCCAGCATGGCTACGCCTATTCGTGCAGCGAATGCGGCGAACTGCTGCTGGAAGGTCTCGCCGAACCACTTATCGGCGCGGACTACATCGAACTTGCTCTGCACCACGACTGCCAGGAGAACGCTCATGTCGAATCGTGAAAACCGTACTCCGGAAGAGGAACTCGGCGACGCCATCCGCCGCTGGGTTGCCGCCACGTCCGGCGGCGCGCTCGCCACGGACTTCATCATGTTCTCCGCCGCGCACGACCCCGCACGCTCCGGGACCGGCTACTTCCTTGCCATGTCCGAGGGCATGCCGTATCACACCGCGATCGGCCTGACCCAGCACCTAGCCGAGGTCGTCGAAGACAACTTCGCCAACGAGTGACCATGTACGGCCTGCCCAACATCATCGCGCTCCAGGCCGCTGCTGAACGCGCCAACGCGCACATCCCGTACGGCACCGACCTTCCAGAGTTCTCCACCGCAGCCGAAGAGCTTCTGCCCCACGTGTTCCGAGCGATCGACTACCTGTTGTCCGAAGCCGGGCAGTCAGCCGTCGGTGACGTCCGCGCCCACCTCACGGCGCTGATGCGCGCCGGGCACACCCAGGCCAGCATTTGCAAAGCATCCGGGGTGTCCACGGCAACAATCAGCCGGATCATTAATGGCGCCACTGCGAGGCCATCCGCCGAGGTGGCCGAAAAGCTCCTGTCGATTCCCGTGGAAGCACCAACCGCGCGGCCCGTCGACACCGAGCTGCTCGCCAAACTCGAACGAGGCGAGAAGGTTCCGGTGCCGTTCGGGCAGAAGGACCGCTACGCCGAGCTGCTCGCCGCGGCCGGCGCGGACACCCAGCACATCGTGCACACCATGCGCATGTCCTACGCCCGCGCGATCAAGGCCCAGAAGGCGGCAGCATGAAAACCGAACTAACCGCGTGGCAGCTGACCAGCGAACACGCTGGCATGATCCTGTCCTGGCGCAAGAAATCTCGGCTACGCACCGGCACTATCGCGCGCGTCACCCGCCGCGGCAGCGACGAAAACTGCTACGTACACATCGAACTCCGCAACCCCACCGAACTCGCGGTGCTCGCAGGCGGCGAGCTGGTGCACGTGCACCCTTAGTCCTCAGTCTTCGAGGTCTAGGACGGAAATCGAGTATTCGAGCTCGCCGAGGTTGAAGAGTTCGCCCACGCCCATCTGGTCGACCCTCTGGTGAAGGCGTGTCTTCGCACCGGCATCCGTCCGGTGCACTGAGGTGTAACCCTCGTAGCTCTCGCCTTCTCCGTATTCGACGGACATGACGTAGACCTTCTGGGTGCGGTCGTCGAGTATCTGCTGGCGGCGCAGCGCCGCGAGCCGGTCGAGCCAGCCGACAATGTCGGCCGGCGACGGTACGCGCTGGATTGACGCCTTATCGGGAAACAGCAAGCCGGTGTCTGGGATCTTCGCGAAGGCTGAGGCGATCGCGAACATGTCCCGTTGGGTGAAGACGGGCTCGTCGTACAGCGGATTGTCGGTCAAGTTCAGTCCTTGTCGTCGCGGTTGGCCCGATTGTCGAAGAGCATGCCATCGCGGTCTGACATCTCGGCCGCTTGGCGCTGAAGCGCCGCGATGATTTCGGGGTGAAGGTCGGGAAGCCGCCGCGGGAGAAGAACAGTTCCTTTGTCTAGATCGACGTCGCGCCACCGCACATGCTGAATGGCGTCCGCGGCCTCGGCCAAGGGCAGGTTCAGCTGGTCCATGGCCGCGAGGGTCAATTCGGTTCGTACTTCCGCCCTGGCTTTGTCCAGTTCATCTGGCATGTGTGCCCCTGCCCTGCGTGTTCGTGAACGACGGAACCTCGGCCAATATGACCGGGGTTCCGTCGTCTGCCTGTGGTCAGTCTTTCAGCCTTAGAACCCGAACACGGCCTTGAGTAGCGAATCGACCATGGTCATCTCGCTGGCCGTAGCCTGGCCCGCCAGTTCCCCCTTTCGCGATTGGCCAGAGGGACGCGGCATCCTTCGGTCAGCGGACGAACGTGTTGCGGACCTCGCGTAGGGCATGGTTGAGGTCGCTGATCACCGCCAGCAGTAGTTGCTCACCGGTCGCAATGTCGCGCCGCCACGGCAGGTAGCGCGGTTCGTTGATGCGGTCGAAGCTGTCGTAATAGACACGAGCCAGCCGGGTTTCGGAGTTGCAGGACTCCACGAACAACTCGATGCCGCGGATCTCGCCGCACTCGTCGTAGTCGGTGTCATAGGTGACATCCGCGCGTTCGGCGAGGCCGGTCACGCTGAACATGACACCGCCGGGGGATTCCTCGACTTCGGCGGTGGCTCGGATGAGGCTGAACAGTGCGTCAGTCCAACCCGCCGCCCAATCGCCGTCGACCGGCACCTCTGTCCGAGCTGCGGCAGCGGCGAACAGCTTCTCATCGACACGCAGCTCGAGAGTGGGGTCGGGGCTGGACATTTTCTTGCGCCAGAATGCAAGTCGGCCCATGTGCTCGAACAGGTGGCCTGGCTCGAAACCGTTCTCAGCGTAGTCGCGTTGCTCGTCGTCCCAGTTGTATTCGAGTAGGGCGTCAAGGGATTCGAGGATAGAGGTGGGTACGAACATGGCTGTCTCCTGTGTGGATGTCAGAGGCCGAAAACCGCGGCGAGGCATTTGAATTCGTCGGCGAGCATTTGGAGAACCCCGCGCAGGACCGAGGGGTAGGTCCGGTCTGCGGTGGTAGACCAGGCTTCGTCGAGGAAGGGAATGTCGTCGCGGCTGGAGCACTCGACGGTGACGATGACGACGCCCTCGATCGACTTGAGGCGAAGGCTGATGCCCTCGATGTGGCCCATGCGGTCGGCTAGCAACTCGTAGGCCAAGGTGATGCCCTGGGCGACAACATCTTTGATTGCAGGAACGGTGCTGTCAGCGGTGAGGAGTTCGGGGTAGATAAGAAGGCCGTTGTCGTGGAGGCCGCGGTTGATGGCGTCGACGATGTCGCCGATGATCTCGCACCAGGAGTTGTGCCAGCACCAGCCGTCGATCTGGTCGGTGCCGCCGCGGATGACCCAGTCCTCGGACCATTCGTATGACGTGAAGGCTTCGGCCGCGGTCGATTCGTCGAGCTTGAGGATCAGGGGCATGAGGACTCCGTTCGGTTGGGGATGGGTTGTCACGCAGGGGCGGACCACGCGGCCGGCGGTTGGATGCCGATTGCGAGCTGGTCGAGGAGATTGGCTTTCAGATCGCGGATCCGGTCGCCGAGTTCTTCGCACGATCGGATGCTTTCGGAGTCGTCGCCGTCCGCGTCCGCGGCGTTGAGGGCTTCGACGGTGGCCTCGAGGCGCACGATGTCGGCCCACTGGGCATCAGGGTCGAGGAGCTGTCCTCCGGTGCGGGCCGAGTTTGGCTTGGCAACGATCTCCGGCACGGGCATCCGTTTGGGCCGCCGGCCTCCGCCAAGCAGCCACACGGTGAGCTTGGCTTCGGCGAGGTCGCGTTGCTCCCGAAGTTCCTGCATGCGATCGGAGAAGCGCTCCTCGTCCTTGTAGGTCTCCTCCCCACGGTCTATAAGGGCACCGTATGCGTTCGACAGCTCCTCCATTTGGAATGCTAGATGCTCCAGCTCGCACCAGGCAGAGTCCGGGTTATATCCGTCCCAGCTGCTCGTTGTGACGTCGTAGTGCATAGTGTCCTCTTTCTGTCATACGTCCCATGCACACTATGGTGTATGGGATATGGAACGGTATCGGGGCGGTCTCGTCCCGTCGACCGGATGGAAAGTGAGGGCTCGGCCGCATGTGGTTAGTGATCGCGATTGCGCTGGTGATCACCTGCTTGTTGGAGATCGCCTACCTGGCGGCGTCCCTGAAATGGGCTGACCGACTGTGGCGGTGGTCGCGCTGCTCTGAGGGATTCACGGTCATGCTCGCCCTGGTATGGGCGGTTCAGCTGGTAGCCGAGGGGCTGAGTCGGTGAACTCGGCACCGATCGAAGAGCGAGTCACCAGCCGCACCGGCGGGCAGAAGGGCCGCAAGCTTGCACGCTTCGGACTCATCCCCGCCGGCCCGCTCCGCGAGCTCGCCGAACTCTATGGCCGCGGCGCGGCCAAGTACTCAGATGACAACTGGCGCAAGGGGTATGACTGGTCGCTCTCGTTCGACGCGATGATGCGTCACGCCTGGGCGTTCTGGGACGGCGAAGACATCGACGAAGAGACCGGTGCCAAACACATCATGTGCGCGGTGTGGCATGGAATCACGTTGGCCGCCTTCATGGTTCTGCACCGCAGCTTCGATGATCGGCCCACCACACGGCCGGCGAAGGGGGAGGAAATCGAGTGCCCGTTCTGACCGACGGCCCATGGACCCAGCGAATCCTTGGCGGATTCGATCTCGAAACCACCGGCCCAGAACCGGAAACCGCGCGGATCGTGACCGCATGCCTGGCGTACTTCCACGAAGGAAAGCTGAGCAAGCGGACTTGGCTGCTGGATCCAGGCTGCGAGATTCCGCAGGGCGCAACCGAAGTGCACGGTATCTCCACCGAGCAGGCCCGCGCCGAGGGCATGGACTACACGGCCGGCCTCGCTGAAATCACCAACGCCCTGAACTGGCTGTGGGACCAAGGCGCGGTGGTCGCGATCTACAACGGCGCCTACGACTGCACCGTCATGGCTGCCGAGTCCGCCCGTACAGGCGCGCGGGTGTGGCGGCCGGGACCGGTCGTAGATCCGTACGTGATTGACAAGTACTGGGATCCGGACCGCCGCGAGAAGCGCACCCTCCGCATGGTGGCCGCACACTACGGCGTGGCCCTGGAGAACGCGCACAACGCCGACGACGACAGCATGGCCGCCATGCGCCTTGCCTGGGTTCTGGCCCGCACCTACCCCGAGGTCGGAGCGCTCACCGTGCCGCAGCTGATGGACGCCCAAGCCCTGTGGCATCGGCACAACTCCGACAGCTACCGCAACTGGGCGATCACCAAAGCCGCGAACCTGCGCGCCCGCATCGAAGAACTTGCTCAACGGGCTGCTGAGCTGGAACGACGGGCCGCCAACCCCGATAGCGGCTGGCCGCTGCGGCAGGGTGTTCAAACCTCGTGACAAGTCGCAAACGGGCAGTAACCTCAGATGCGAGCGTCGCTCACCCTGCCGGTGGCGGGGACAACTGAATAACAACTGAATATGGCCGGTGACGATCTGAAGTCCCGCCACCCGTCTCGAGCCTCGCGGAAACCGCGCCGAGCCGGGGCCCGCTTCCCCGGGCGCACGCCTGGTCCTTTTCGTGCGCTCGGGGATGCTGGTATCTACGGCCTTCCCAGCAGGTCCACGTCCCCAGCCCCTTCCATATCGCGAACGAAGATGTCGGCGTTCGCTTGATCGGCGTAACGCTGAGCAGCGCGATGATCTCCCCGGCTGATAGCCTTCCGCGCCTTCTTCACGGCCTCGTCGATTCGCTCGTCCAGCTCCTTTCGTGCGTGCTTGCGGCCCGCTTCGTGGATGAGGTCGATCTCCCGCTGCTGACGCCGCGAGATCGCCGCCCGAATTCCTGCTCCCATGCATCTCCTATCTTTCGGTGACTCCGATTGGTCCCTGCGGCTGCACGAGGCTGCGTGACCCGCGCCGACTAGTTGCCCACGGGTTGCTTGAGTCATATTTGATCGCTCAACCTGCGACAATGCGCTAAACGTGTGGTTGCGCACAGCCCCCAACGCTGGTTGGTCAATCGACCAGTCGCGATGGTAGAAATGGCAACCACTCGCAGCCGCGCCTGGAGTGAAGACATCGCCGCACAGCCGGTGCGGACCCACGGCATAACACAACGAGGTGCACCCCCATGCCCAGGACGACGCTCCCGCAGTTCGTTCGGTCGAGACGCGAAACCTTGAGGTACACGCAGGCCCAGCTCGCAGAACTGGCAGGACTGTCGAAATCGGCAATCGAGAAGATCGAGGCCGGCAAGCTCGTCCCCGGCCTTGAATCCCTCGGCACCCTCTTCGACGCATTGCTGATCCCATACATCTACCGCGAGCGCATCATCGCCGCTCTCTTCCCCGGGATGCTGGACCGCATCCTTGGGCCAGCCGGGGGTGTGCCGACCGCCGCCGACATGGCCGACCTTGCGGACCTGCCCTATCCGGCCGCTTACCTCGCGCTGCCCGAAGGCTATGTCTTCGGCACAAACCAGCACTGGGACAACACCTTCCCCGGGTTGCAGGCCAAGGCGAGTATGGTCGAATGGCTCTTCACCGAGCCCTACGCGAAGGTCGTGCTGCTGGATTGGGAGCGAATCGCCCACACCTTCACCTACGGACTGCGCATGATGGGGCCGCTGGCCATGTCGCCCACGCGAATCGCAGACATCACCCAGCGCTGCGAATCCCACCCGCGTTGGGCACACATGTGGATCACCGACCCGGTCGAACCCTTAGCCCAGCAGCCGATTCTGCGGCTCGCCTCCCCGTTCGATTGGAGCATCAGCCAGCGCGAAGTCAGGATTGACAAGCCGCACCTGCCGCACCGGCCCTGGGTTACCTACCGTCTGACGCCGGTTCGGGATCAGGCCGCGGCAGCGTAACCCGGGGCAGAAACGAAACGAGGCCAGCGATTACTCGCCAGCCTCGTCCGTGCGTTCCAGCTCGGCCAAGCCTTCCTTGAGATCGGTGCCGATGAACGGGTGGTCATTCGTGGCCATGAACAACCATGTGCCCCCGGTCAGTTCGATCACTACGCCCGCGACCCTCCTACCGGAGTTCCACGCCAGACTCGTGCCTTCCTCGGCCGTCGGCTCCAATCTCAAACCCATCGCTGCACCCTTCATCTACTTCTTCCACCTTCGCTCAGGCGATCAACACGCCGAATTCCATAACCTCGGCCTTCTCGTGCATGGGCCGATATCCCCGCAGCGCATAGCAACTGGGGCAGGCGAACACCGGCCCGTCGATCGACTTCACCATCGGGCCGCGGCCGACTTTGCAGAACCGGCACAGGCCGCCGCCGGCCACATGCTCGAACCGATCGACCGGACCGAAATGGAAGTCGCCATGCAGCATCAGCGCGCCGGTTACCCGTGCATGTGGATGACGGGTTGCCAGCGCCGACAGCGATTCCTCGTACGGACCCCACAGGGCGCGCACTCGCTGGAACTCGGAGCATCCTGAATCATGCGCGCCGGTCGCGGTGCTGGGATTCGCGCACACCAGCACCGCCCACCGATACTCCAGCTTCATCGGCCCATTCTCGAGCGTGAATCTGCTGGGGCGCAACCACTCCGCGATCAGGCAGCCGTCGCTAGCTTGTGGCCCTGGAGGCGGTGGTGGATCAGCCACACGAGATCGGCAACCACATCGGCCGGCACTCCCTTCACCGAGAGTTTGAAGGTGTCGTCGTAGCTGAACTCAGCCCCGATGTGTTTCGAGTTCATCGCGTCGTGGGGTTCGTCGCGCCGCCAGTTGCTGTGGTTGGTGTAGGTCCAGCCCTCGGTGATATCGGCTAGCTCCTGCATCTGCGCGGCGCGATTGGCGGCCCGGTCGTCCGCGGCTTGCTTCTTCGCCTTCGCCGCGGCGAACTCCTCCCAATACCCCAGCAGCAGTCGTCGTCGGATCTCGGCGGCAATCTTCGCCGCGCCCTTGGCTTTCGAGATCCGGATTGTGTTCTGGAACTTGCGGTCCGCGTATCCGGAGTAGTCGCCGAACGAAGCCCAGACGACGATCTTGCCGCGGTCGACCGCCTGGGCGAAGCGCTGCCCATCGCCGTCGACGAGCGTGAGGTGCTGGCTGTCGAGGGAGTAGAGCTTGACCCGGTCGAAGTCGTAGGCGGCGCGCCAGTCGCCGTCGAGGTGGTAAACGATCTCCTGCATGAACGGCTCGTCGTATTCGCGCATAGTGAATCTCCCTGTCCTTGAGGTGGTTTCATCAGAAATGAGTTCTGGATGGAGGCTCGGACGCGTCGACCCCGGTGATGGTCTGCGTCTTCACCAAGTCCTTGCGTGGTCGCCACTCGATCTGGATGTGGCGGTCGCCGAGGTTCAGTCCGAAAGTGATGCCGTCGTCGACGGTCACGATGCCAACCCACACGACGCCGCGATGCCCGGTCAGCCGGTGGGGCCGGTCGAACTCTCGGACGACCCGAACCTTTTGGCCGACAGTGAGTTCCGTACTTCCGGACGTCTCAATCGCTCCGTTCTCATGTTGCGGCTGCTCTATCGGGTAGACCCGGACGCCCCAGTCCGCGATGACCTCGGCGGTCGACGGCCGCGGGGCATCGCTGTCGAGATCGACCGGCGGCTGTATGCCGTAGAGCTCCAGCTCGGCCGCGTGCTCGGCGGCCCTGACTCGCTCGGCGTCTTTCTGCGCTGCGCGCCGAGCGAAATACCTTCGGTCGCAAGGTACTTCCCAGTAACACACCACTGGGAAGGTCAGGTATCGAGCGTCAGGGTCCGAGGACTTGAATGCGGCCACACCCACTCGCCCACAGCGCCTGCACGTGTACTTGATGTGGTTGGTGCTGAAGTCGCCACCCATGGGCTAGTCCCAAGCGGCCGAGACAATCTTGCCCTCGGCGATGCCATCGGTCACTGCGGTGATCTCCACGTTGTCCCGCCAGCTCACAGAGGTGGGTGCGAAGCCGCCGCCGCAGGCCAGCACCAGCCCCGAGCCGCCGAGGGCGATGATGGATCCGACCGATTCGATGCGTCTCTTCGACTCGAACCGAGGCTCTTCGAGTACCTGGACGACCCGGATTCGATGCCCCACTCGCAAATGCGCGAACTGGTCCGGGATGGGCCGCACGATCTCAATCTCGTCGATCTCGCGGTCCGTGGTGGCGACGTAATTGCCTGCCTCGTTGCCCTCCTCCTCGGCCAGTACCTCCGAGTCGAAGAGTTCGGAGACCGCGTCGTCGTCGAGTTCGTCAAGGTCGTCGGGCAGTTCGTCGTCACCGGCGAGCATCTCGAGCAGTTCCGCCCGGGAGACGCGCATCTCGAACTGCTCGGTGGTCGACCAACGGATGACAACTTCCTCGACTGGGGTGGCGGCTGCGGACATGGCTGTACCTCCTTGGTGGGGAATGGGTTTCGATGGGTGCTCGGACGAGCGCGCCAGTGGTCAGGACCGGGCACGCACCGCGGTGGCGATGCGTGCCCGACTCAAACGGCGGGCGCGTTAGAGGAACTTGTGCGACACGAAATCGACGTCGCTATCGCGCTCGACGAGGTAGGAGTCCTCTTCGAGGTCACTGAGGTTGTCCGAGAGGATTTCGGCGATCTCGTTGGGACTCAGCGCTTCCGGGTCGTCGCCGCCCAGCTCTTCCTTGTACTGGTCGATGAACTCTTCCAGCGGCTGCTTGTAGGTGAACTGCTCGGTTGAAGTTCGGGTCCAGGTGTATTCGATGAACTGCTTGGGCATGGGGCTCCTCCTGCGTTGTTGGGGTGGTCAGGCCGGCTGAAGTTCGAGGACGCGCATGAGGTCCTTGCGGGCGATTTCGTCCTTCTTGGCGGTGTCGCCCTCGATGGCGTTGGCCATGTTCCGGTCGGCGCGCGAGACCTTGCTGTTGCCGATGGACGCGAAGTGGTGGTTGTAGGTGTTGACTGCCTGCAACACACCGAAAGCCGTTCCCGCCCAGGGCTCCACGCGGTTGTCGTGCCGGTACAGGTCGGTCAACTTCTCGCGCTTGTTGACCACGCGGGTCTTGGCTGCGCCTTCCTTCTCGGGCATCGGAGCCCACTCGCCCAGGAAGTCGTTGAACTGGCGGGTGCTGACCGAGATCCTGCACAGCTCACGGATCTCGTCGGCGAAGTCGTCGGCGCTGTCGATGATCAGCTTCAACGCATCGCGGGCCTCGGTGATCTTCAGCTTCGAGTTCTTCGAGTGCTTGGTCTTGAACCGCAGCCCCGATGCCCGCGCTTCGGCCTCGGCGGCGAACCGGGTGTTGTCGCACACCACCAGCGTGTGTGTCGCCGAATACTGGGTGGCTAGGGAGCCGTCGTGGGAGGTCCAGGCGAGTAGGTTCGGCCGGAAGTCCACGCCTTCAGCGGTCTTCACCGTGTCCGGGCGTTCGATCTGCACCCACGCCTGCGCTGACTCACGCAGCAGGCCGGCCGACGTGACGCCAAGCGAGTCGGTACTGGCTGCGAGGCCGTCTGCGGTGATGAGCTGCGCGACCTTGGCCAGAAGCCATTCCTGGTACTGATGCGGCTCGTAGCCTGCCTTGAAAACACCGAAGTCGTACTTGGTTTCGGAGTGGTAGATCGTCTGGCGACCGGTCTGGGTCAGGTGGATCATGTACGGCTGCCCGTCCGGGCCGATCCAGTTCCACTCGCCGGTGAGCGTGCTCGGTTCGGCGAACGCGCTGACGCCGGACTTGGCTTCGAAGTTGAACAGGCGACGGATGATGTCGTCCACCGGGATGAAGCCGGGGTAGTGATTGGGCTCCTCGCCCTGCATGGTCGCCTTGTAGTGCCAGGCGTTTCCGCGCTTCTCGGTCATTCCGACCAAGATGTTGGTGTTCAGCCATTCCATGGTTTCGCGAGACATGGTTTCTCCCTTGGTGTTTGGGTGGTGAGGAATTGGCGGCCGGTATCCGCCAGGTGAAAGCGAAGGGTCAGGCGATGACGTTGTCGTCGGACGGGCGCGGCCACTTGGAGTGGGCGTCCCAGCCTGAGCAGGTGTGCATGTGGTCCAGGGCGTGCCGGGCCAGGGTGCCGAGGCTGTCGCCGTCCTCGTGCTGGTAGACCACCGTGCTGCACAGCGTGCAGACCGCGTCCATGGCCAGGACATCTATGTCCTCGGTCTCGCGGAGGTCCACCCAGTCCAATACGTCCGACAGCGCCGGGGTGATGTGCGGCCGGAGCGGATGGTGAACCGTGACCTGCACGGTGTTGGTCCCGCGCAGGTCGTAGAACGGGTCGTAGTTGTGCACCGGGCTGCCGTCGTTGAAGAAGGTCATTCGCGCCTCACCAGCCGCTGTAATCGAACAGGTCGAAAGCTGTCGGTGCTGGCACGCTCACTTTCCATCGGCGAACGGGCATCGTGAACATCACCCTCGGTGCCGACTCGTCGTCGTGATGGTGCGCCCACGCAGCAGCCAGCGAATGCTGGCCTGCATCGACGGGTTCGAGCGTCACCGCGGCGTCACCGTCGTATGCCCTACCCACGTAGACGAGTTGGCCGTTTCCGATCAGCTCGAATGTGCCGTCCACAGGCACGCTGTCTACGCACGGAGCGAGGATCAGGTTGCCCGCCAGGCCAACTCCGGCGAATCGGTGGACTATGCCGTCGGCATACTCGAGCAGATCGCCATCGAGAGCGCCGCAGTCATGGCACCATTCGGGCTCGTTCCGGCCCTGCTCGAACTCCACTACCCACGCGCGGACCATGAGTTCGTCTGCTTCGTCCCACACGGCGCGGGAGGCCGATCCGATGGGCACGATGTCATTGCGTTGTGTCACTTGGCTTTTCCCATGTTTGAGCAGGCCGCGAGCATGAAGCTCGCGGCCTGGCGGGTGGATTGATTGGGGTGACCGCTACACGCGGTCGAGGAGCTGCTTCAGCTCGGCTCGGACCTGTCGGAACGAGTCGGCTTGGATGACGTCGTCGCACTGGGCGCAGTTGTCGTCGCAGTCATCGAGGGGGCCGTTGATGTGGGCTTCCTCGTCGTAGTAGTCGGCGAGGCGATCCAGTGCGGAGAGTAGGTCGGAGCCGTGCAGGACAACGAAATCCATCAGCTGCTCGCGCCTGCGGCGGGTGGCGCTCACTCCTCCGCCTCCGTCGAGATCGCCTCGATACCAATGACTTCGCGATTCCGTTCGTCGCCAACAACCCGGTCGGAAATGAACTCGAAGTTCTTGCCTTTGCCGAGGAGTTCGAGCAGTTCCTCGGGATCCCCATCCCAGTCCGCCGGGACCTTCACGGTCCAGATCTCCTCGATCTCGGCGGTGGCCTTCACGGTTACCTGCATGGTCTTGGTCGTCACCACGTGGTCTCCTCGGGGGTCTTGCGCTGGATCTTGTAACCGAGTTCGCGGAGCCGCGCCTCGTTCTTCAGGGGATGTACGGGCCATTTCGTGCGGCCAGGAGAAAGCCGGAACCAGTAGTAGTCGCACCGGCAGCTACCGTCCGACTTCGCGCCCCACTCGTAATGGGCGGGATCGCCACATTCGAATGGCGCTCCCTCATGGCAAGGGAACTCTTCGCAGTCGATGACCACGACGTCGGCGTGAGAGTCGCTGCGGGTGAGGCGGTTCTCCGCCTCCGGCGCACCGGGGACGGTGCCGTCGGCTGCGACCGTGCCTTCCTCGGATTCGTTTAGCCAGAGGTGGTACAGCCAGGCCAGCCGTTTGGCGGTCTTCATCGACTCTGCCCTCATTGCGTACGTGTATGGCTTCTCGCCGTCGTGCCGTTCGGCACCGGAAACGTTGATGGTGAACAGCTTCAGATCTGCCACCGCACGGCCTCCGTGGCTTCGTTAATCTCGGCGGCCCAGTCCTGGTCGTGGCTCTCGGTGGCATCCTGCACGACGTCCAGGAACGGAATGTCGTTGAGGCGGGCGAGGTGGAGGACGTCGCGGACGAGGTCCTCCATGTACTCGCGCAGTTCGCCCGCGTCCTCGACGATCGGATTGCGGATCGGCGCGAAGACGGTCCAGCGATGACCATTGATGGTGGTCAGTGCTCGCGCGGCGGCCTGACGATTGTGTTCGATTACGTTGCTGCTCATGACTTCTCCCTGGGGCGGTGGTTTAGGCGGTGGTGAGGTCGGCCGCGAAACGCAGCAGGTGCTCGGCTTCGTCGTGGGGAAGCTCGAACTGCATTTCGACCGTGGCGCCGTTGATACGGAACTGGCCTCGGTGCGGTGTCTCACCGAAGAGCCAGTAGCTGGTGTGGCCTGGTTTGTGGGCGTCGATGATCGCGCCGAGCCGTTGGGCAAACTCCTGCCGGTTCGCTAGCTCCAGCTCCCAAGCGAGCTGCTTGGCGTGCGCCGCCTCGTAGGACTGGAGGTAGGCAGGCAGGAAGCGTTTGCGGATGTCGCGGGCGATCTGCTCGTCGGACCGGGCTGTGCCGATAGTGATTTCGGTACGGCCGGCGTCGAGGTTGGGAACGAAATGCGCGCTGTCTCCGAATGTCGGAGAGATCAGAATGCGGGTCTGCCGGTTTCGGCCCGCGCCACGCTGGATCAGACGAGTCCACATCTGCGCACCGTCATCCCGGGTGATGCGGGCGTCGCTGCCGTCGATGAGGTTGCCTGGTGCACCGAACCATTCGTCGCCGAGGTAACCGGCGATCCGGTGGGCTCGCATGTGGAAGGTGTCGCCGTAGTCCATGGTCAGCCTTCCGTGAAGTACTCGGCGACGGCGTATGCGACGTCGCGGTGGGTCATCGGAGCCCGGCTGGTGAACTTGCTCGGGCGGGTGAGCGGCTTGCCCCATCGGGTGACGTGATAGGTCCATTCGCCGTGGTACGCCTGACCGGTGATCCCGCCGCCGATCTTCGAGACGAGGATGTCTAGGCCGCCGTTGACGTTGGTGATGTAGGTTTCCTCGGCCACGAATCCGCAGCCGCAGTCGCAGATGTCGAACTCGCCTTCGTCGCGTGCCTCGATGGCGACGTTCTCGACCGCCTCGGGGAGCCTCTCGCCTTGGAAGTGGTAGAGGGCGTGCGCGAGGATGGCGTCAGTGTCCTCGCCGCGGGAGTATGCGGTCATTAGGACGTTGGCGATGACATCCGATGCGAGAGTTTGGAACTCGTCGGTGTTGTCGAGTTCTTCGATCGCGCGCTGGTGGCCGCCTGCGCTGGCGCTGGCCAGGATTGCTACCTGACCGAGGTGCGCGGCTTCGACGCGGTCGGCGTAGGTGACGTCGTCGTGAGTGGTGGTCATCGGCTTCTCCTCAGCTGCTGGCGGTTAGACGAAGACGGGTTCGTGCTGGAAGTTCTCGACGCATTCGTAAATGGAGGGGACTTCGCCGTTCCAGCCCTTGCGGAAGTTGCCGGTCTGTAGCACGTAGGCGAGATAGTCGTAGGTGTAGATCGTCCGCATTCGTGGTGTTTCTTTCATTTTGTTTCTTGTAAATGTTGTTGCCGGTAAGGCATTTCGCTCTACGTTGCCGAGCGAGAATAACCAGCAGACATGGACATGAAGGGAGGCATTTACACCCCCTGAAGACGCGCAGGCTTTCGGATCGCAGCCATGGTTTCGAATGCATCCGCGATGGCCTGATGAATGAGGCTCGGACCGTTCCCGTACACCCAGTCCTCATGCGTGGCTGGGGAATCGGTGAGCGGATTGTGGTATCGGCCGTTGTACCAGCCGTATTCGAGGCTCCACACCGACGCCTCGCCCAGCTCCACACCGGCGCGGCTTGCGGTCACCTGTACGCCGACGAAGCACCACTCGTCGGCGCACCAGCCCGCCATCAGCTCGGGGTCGCACAGGATCGGGTCGTACTTGCGCTCGGGGCTCTCGTCCTCGTCGCCGTACATCCGGGCGTGAATCCGGAATCCGTCGATGACGCCCAGGTCCAGGCGTTCGATGGGTGTCATTTGATTCCTTCGGGTTTGGGGGCGCGGACCATCGCCTCAGCGGTGGCGAAGTCGCGCGCCCGGCCACGGTTGGGGACGAATCCGAATCGGCGGTAGAAGGGGCGAAGCCGCGTCACCGCCCCGCCGTATGCGTTGCTGGGGGTCAGCGCGGTCGGCACGCCCCGTCGGTCAGCCTCGGCCAGGATGCGGTGCATGATCGCGGTGCCGATTCCGCGGTTGCGTTCGCCTTCAGGGACGATGAGGCGGGCCGGGATCAGGTAGGTGTCGGCTGCGTGAATCCACAGCGAGACGCCGGGATTCTCGGATTCGATCGCGGCCCGCAGCTCCTCGATCCAGCTGTCGTCGGGCATCACGCGGATTCAGCGATGAGGTTGCGGTGGCGGAGATCCAGCACCAGCTCGTCGCCGCGCCAGCGGGCAAGGGTGACGACTGTGCCCAGGCGGGTGGCGATCCATTCGGGGATGACCTTCTCGCCGAAGTCGCAGGCTGACGGGTCGATCATGTTGGGGTAGCCGCCGCCGTGGCCGTAGTCGATGTATCCGCCCCAGGCGAGTTCGTCGATGAGTGCCTCGCCGGCCTCGGTGAGTTCCCACGCTCCGATGGCTTCGCGGACCGCCTTGTGCAGATCCCAGCGGCCGTAGTCGTCCCAGTGCTCCTGGATCTGCTCCTGTTCGACGGCTGACCATTCCTCCTCGTCGAGGCACGGGTAGCCCTCAAGGGAGTCGAGGACATCGGTCAGGTCTTCGGGCGCCAGTGAATCGAGATCCAGTGCGAGGTAATCGCAATCGGCGTACGGACCGTCGGAAAGCCCTGCGGCAGTTCCCCACTGCCGGTGCAGGACGCGGGTGTTCGCGATGCCGATGGCGTCGTCGTAGCCATAGCAGTCCTTGGAGCGGGTGGCATTGATCAGCAGCAGGTCTTTGCCATTTGAGCGCCAGGACGCCTTGTAGAAGGTGGCGAAGTGGTCGCACCCGCTGTGCCAGTCCTTTCCGTAGGCCCGTGCCATTTGCCCCCGGACCGAGGCGTCGAAGGCATTCGTCCCACCTCGGTAGTTCTCATCCAAGTAGGTGGTGACTTCGGTGCCGGTCCAATCCCAGCCGACATGCTCGGTGTGGTCGTAGATCCACTGCCGAGCTTCGTGGATCTGGTCGGAATCCAGCAGTTCGAGAACCTTCATCGAATATCTTTCTGCTCGTTCTTTTACGGTGTAAAGATCGGGGTTCAAAAACACCCCCACGAATGGGGGCGAACTTCAAATCCGATACCTACCTCATGGAGATGACCTCATCCCGGACGCTGAACAGGTCGAGGCCGGCGGCGCACCCAACGGTCTTCGCAGCCAGTGCCTCACGCTTCGCGCCACCGGCAACCCGGACCTTGCTCCGCAGCCACGCCGCCAGAGCGGACAGTTCACCAGCCCGGTAACCCGACAGATTCATGCGTGCTTCGACGTCGGCGAGTGCCGATTCCGGCTCGAACGGCATGCCCATGGCCATGGGCAGCAGATCTGAGGACGCGGTTGCCCAGTGCTGAGCTATGGCTCGCGCGACCGATGGCGAGATCGGCAGGCCGCATTCTTCGAACAGCGCCACCTCGGCGCGCGTTCGCTGCGCACCGGCGGCGAACGCGGTCATCGTCTTCATTTCGGTTGTCTCCCTGGATGGTTGATGCGCCCCGGTGAAGGGCGTGAGAAAGCCCCCGACGGCACCCGCGTCGGGGGCCTGAATCTGTTGGGACTTTCAGGCGGCGGTGCCGGGCGTGAGCACGGCGTCACTGAGTCGCCGACGTGCACGCTCACGACTGGCCTGCACTCGTCGTGCGTGAGCGCGCTCGGCGCGGGCCAGGTTGCGCGCCCGAACCCAGTCTTCGATTTCAGTGCGGACAACCAGCACCTGCCGCGCGCTCTCGAACACCGCCGCGGGGAAGTCGTCACCGCGCTGGCGCCACCACGACACCGCCTGGCGAGAGACACCGAACTGCGCGGCGACCTCCGCCAAGTTCACCAGTAGGTGCGGCCGATCCATGAACTCAGGCCGATGCCAAACCGTCGAAGGATTCTGCGGTGGGACGACGTCGGGCTGCGGCAGTCCTCGGCTGGCCGCGAAGTCGATCACCTCGGCCCGTGCCACGTAGACCAGGCGGCCCACCATCGCAACCGTGGGCGGGAACTGCCGAGGATGCCGCCGACGCCAGTTCGTCACCGCCTGCGGGCTCACCCCCAACTCCTTGGCCACATCAGCCAGCAACATCAGCTCGGATTCGCGGCCCTCAAACTCCGGCCGCAGCCACACGTACACCGGCATCAGACCGTCGCCTCCTTGCCTTCGCTGATCAGGACAAACATGGTCGTGAGGTGCTTGACGCTCGGCGTCGTGGTGCGGTTCGGGTACTTGGTTATGCCTCGGTAGGTCTGTTCGATGACCAGGCACTCGAAACGGCCATCGCCGAGGTCCTTGACGACTCGCAGGGTGCGGAAGTTGTCCTCCCGCTTGTCGCGGTAGACGTCACCGACGACAGGCATACGCTTGGGTGTGGCTTTTTTCATCGGGCCACCGCCACGGTGCGCAAGCCGCCGATCTCCTGGCCGGTAACCGGGTGGCGCATTGTGAAAGCCGTTGCGAGACCGCCAAGGATGTCGCTCGTTATGACCTCCATGGCCCACCCGTCGCGCAGCAGATCATTCATCACCTGCTCGACCAGCTGGCCGCACATGCGTTCGCTACCCTTGAGACCCGACTCCAAGTGGCCGCCATACGCGCCCCACATTTCGACCGTGTACGTCATGTTCTTCCAGCCTGTCCGCCCGTTTCCGGGCACGAAAAAGGCCCCGAGCAGATCGCCCGGGGCCCTGGAGATTTGGTTTGTCGTTAGTCGATGAAGATTCCGGCGGCAGCCAGCTCGGCGTCGCGATCCTCTGCGGAGATGACCTGCACACCCACCAGGCGCGCGTCCGCCAGCACCGACCGCAGCACGTTCTCAGCGGTATCGAGAGTCTCGGTGATCGCCTCCCGCAGCGGCGCATCCTCCACTGGCACACCGAACGATGTGCGGCCAGTTGCGGTGTTGTGGGACAACATCACCCAGCGACCGAACCCGTGCATCAGCCGTGACTGCTGCTGCTCGGTCAACGCTCCCGTATCGGCCTGCACCTCGAGTGACCAGCCCGGCATGATCCAACCTCCCACGTCCGCCGAAGAGATATCCCCGGGCAAAAACACCGGGGATGATCCGAAGATTCCAGACTGCCTCACGCCATACCCTTCTGCAAATCAACCCCAAGCACCCGCTGCACCTTGAACAGGAAGTACTTGAGCTGGTCCATCGTCTCCGGCGTCGCCGGAAACTGCTCATAGACGCCCTCACGCCGAAACCGCCAGCTGGCATCAGGCCCCTGCCAGACGTGCCATCCCTCCGTCTCGGCGGCCTGGATGGCGACGTCCATCCATTTCGAAATGACACGCCATTCCAACTCCACTTCCATGACTTCCTCCCGATGAAACGAATTACGAATGAGTGGCTGAAGAGTCGGGGGAACTACCGGGCGGGCCGGTAGCTCCGCTCACCCGTTCAGCGCCGGTACTCGATGGCGAACGCCAGCGCATTTGCGTTGTTGGCCAGCAAGCCGGACACGATCGGGACGGCCAGGCCCGGGGCGCGCAGGCGGGCCTCAACCTGATAGGCCGCCAGCGCATCTCGCGGCGCGGCCAGGGTGCGGGTGGGTTTGTCGAGCGAAAGCATCAGCCCTCCTTGGGCATAGGAAAGGCCGCCACCCGGAATGGATGGCGGCCACAGCGATTGGCGAGCTAAACCACGAACATCGGCAGACGCACGATGTGCTCGGCACCGGCCAGCGCAGCACGCAGCCGAGCATCAATCCGCGCCGCATACAGCCACGTCTCAAGGCACAGCGGCATACCCGACGCGTGCACCAACAGTGCCTCAGCGGCCCGCGCCGGGGTCAACCCGTAAACCTGCTCGAATACCGCATGGTGTACCTCCGGCAACACTGCCGCGTACCGCTCGGCCGTGCGCGTCATCGCGGACGGCAGGACAGGATCGACGTGCGGAATCTGCACGCCATCACGGAAGTACCGCGCCACGCCATCCGGCGAGATTTGCGCGGCCGTCACCGTGTAGTCCCGGTCAACCGTCACGACCTCGACACCGGACGGGACCGCACGCCCCGCCGACGGCCGGAACACACCGTCGAACACATCGAAGAACTGCTCTGCGCGCTCGTACTGCTGCGGCGTCCACTTGTACAGCGAAACCATTTGGGATCTCCCATCATTCACGGTGGATACGCATGGCCAGCGCGCGGTGAATCGCGCCGACCATGGCGGCCAGGACTGGCCGAAGACCTGCTGACACAGGTCTGACAATGCACCGATTGCGCGGTGCACTCTCAGACCTGCCCGGAGACGAATCCCCGAGCAGGGCAACAATTTCGGTGGTGACACCGGGCGACACGTTCCGTGCATTTGAAACGTCGAAACGGAATCTCACGCACTCTCTGCCGCACCGGATGGTTATCGGTGCCACCAATGGCCCACTATTGAGTTTTCAAACGACACAGCCCGTTCGCTTCCACTGCCCGGCGCATGCGCCGACTGTCTGGTTCCGCGAAACACCCAGGGCTCCAGGGCTGGCCGCAACGTTCAGTTGCGCACCGGATTTGGGTTTGCCCCGAGGGGCGAGGGATTGCGCCCCAAGCGGGGCAAAGGAATTCACCTCGAAAGGTGACGTTTTGCCCCGAAGGGCGAAGATTTGCGAGGGCCTACCCCGCTCAGCGCCATAGTCCGCTGCTAGCCGTCCATCGTGAGAACTGTCGCCGGGGCTCAAACATGGTGTCCCCTAGAGATTCCGCTACGGAAACTCTGCCCGGTCAGCAATCCGGCTTATCGCCGGATTGCTGCCGTACAGAATCGGCCGTCGCTACTTGGCCGCAGCCTTGGGCTTACGCGGCTGACGTGGCTTACGCGCTTCGCTCACAGCGGCGTCCGCTTCCGCCTGAGTCGCGCCCTGGTCGGGTTCCTGGGCAAATGCGTGCGCTTGGGCAAGCTGCGCCTTAGCGGTAGCGGCACGCTGTTCGAACCGTTCGACAGCTTCCGCCCACGCCTCATCAATCTTGGTGAGCCGGGTGAATTCGATCTCTGCCACGTCCAGCCGGTCCTGCTTGGCGAGAGTCTGTGCACCCTTGGTCAGCGCGTCCTTCGCGGCCTGCACCTTGTCGGATGCATTGCGGTATTCGGCCGTGCTACGGAAGCGGTCCCACCGACGCTCAATCTTCTTGACATCGCCCGCCGCCCGGTCGCTGTACCGAGCCGCCAGTGTAAGCGCCTTCAATGCGGCAACCTTTGGATCCTTGGGGGCGGCGGGGGTGCGCTCGCTACGCCGACCCTTGGCGGTCGTTTCCAGTGCCAGCACAACGTCTTTCAGCGTTGCGGCGTAGATCGGTTCGGTGCCCTGTCGGACTGGCATACCGAGCCATTCATCGCCTAACGCCATCACGTTGCCAATGTGCTTGCCGCCCTTGGTCACCTTGCGGAATCGGACGCCGGGCTCGATCTCGCATTCTCCGATGAGTAGCGGCTCATCCAAGGATTCGGGTGTGGTGGCCGTGGCGGCTTCCGTTGTGGCGCTGGTCATTTCGGGTCTCCCATCGTTCGCCCGGCCGGTGAGTCCGGGCTGTTGTCGCGGCCCGCCGTGGTGGCTGGCCGGTCCGTCGCTGTCGCCGTTGGTCGGTGACGAGAAACGAAGCTAGATGGTAGTGCGGCGACATGTCAAGTCCTGCGGTGAAATGCCAGGTCAGAGGGGGTATTCGAGATGATTTAGGTGAGACTAAGTAAGTCTGGCCTAAGTCTCACGTAAAGAAGAAAAAGGGCTCTGACCTGCAAGAACGTCGCGCGGCGACCATTCGGCGCGAACACGGCACGGATGGCGCGCGCCAACGGCTCGCGAGTCGCTGACGCTGGCGCGCCCTCGGCGCGGCGGGTGCTCCGATTCGTTCCTGTGCCGCGCCATGGCGTACCGGTGGGCCCCGGGCCGCGCCGCCAAAGCCGGCCTGTCGATCGTTAATGCGCCCGGCACCATCGACGCCGGCTACCGCGGCGAGGTCAAGGTCTGCCTGATCAACCTGGATCCGCGCACCCCGATCGAGATCCGCCGCGGCGACCGCATCGCGCAGCTAATCGTTCAGCGCATCGAGCTGGTCGACTTCGAATGTGTCGAGCAGCTGGAGGAAGCCGAACGTGGAACCGGCGGATTCGGCTCCAGCGGCGGGCATTCGAGCCTGGCCTAGGGTCTCGATGGAAACGTCACTGTGACATGAAGATGCCGAGCTGTCGGCACTGCGAGTGGCTCGGCATCGTTCACGCGCTTCCCGTAGGCCGGTGGCCGACATGGCGCAAGTCAGATAGCAACCGGTTGCTATCTGACTTGCGCCATGTCGGCCACCGGCCTACGGGAAGCGCGTGAACGATGCCGAGCCACTCGCAGTGCCGACAGCTCGGCATCTTCATGTCACAGTGACGTTTCCATCGAGACCCTAGGCCAGGCTCGAATGCCCGCCGCTGGAGCCGAATCCGCCGGTTCCACGTTCGGCTTCCTCCAGCTGCTCGACACATTCGAAGTCGACCAGCTCGATGCGCTGAACGATTAGCTGCGCGATGCGGTCGCCGCGGCGGATCTCGATCGGGGTGCGCGGATCCAGGTTGATCAGGCAGACCTTGACCTCGCCGCGGTAGCCGGCGTCGATGGTGCCGGGCGCATTAACGATCGACAGGCCGGCTTTGGCGGCGAGGCCCGATCGCGGATGGATGAGCCCGACCGTTCCGATTGGGAGTTCCAGCGCGATGCCAGTGCCGACGAGCACCCGCTCCCCCGGCCCGATGACCTCGTCGTTAGTCGTGCGCAGATCCACGCCGGCATCGCCTTCGTAGATGCGGACGAGGTCGAACCAGGTGGGGTCTGATTTCCGGTATCGAATGGGTTCGCGTGACCCGCGAACCCATTCGATACCGGAAATCAGACCCCACCTGGTTCGACCTCGTCCGCATCTACGAAGGCGATGCCGGCGTGGATCTGCGCACGACTAACGACGAGGTCATCGGGCCGGGGGAGCGGGTGCTCGTCGGCACTGGCATCGCGCTGGAACTCCCAATCGGAACGGTCGGGCTCATCCATCCGCGATCGGGCCTCGCCGCCAAAGCCGGCCTGTCGATCGTTAATGCGCCCGGCACCATCGACGCCGGCTACCGCGGCGAGGTCAAGGTCTGCCTGATCAACCTGGATCCGCGCACCCCGATCGAGATCCGCCGCGGCGACCGCATCGCGCAGCTAATCGTTCAGCGCATCGAGCTGGTCGACTTCGAATGTGTCGAGCAGCTGGAGGAAGCCGAACGTGGAACCGGCGGATTCGGCTCCAGCGGCGGGCATTCGAGCCTGGCCTAGGGTCTCGATGGAAACGTCACTGTGACATGAAGATGCCGAGCTGTCGGCACTGCGAGTGGCTCGGCATCGTTCACGCGCTTCCCGTAGGCCGGTGGCCGACATGGCGCAAGTCAGATAGCAACCGGTTGCACCATCACCAGTGATGTCACACCCAACTCGCGGTGCTCGCGGCGGGCCACGACTTCGAATCCCTCGCGCCGGTAGAACCGGATCGCGCGAGCGTTTGAATCCCGTACGTCCAGACCCAGCCAGCTCACACGCGCTTCGATGGCCGCCCACTTGCGCGCTTCAGTGCACAATTCAGCGGCGAGGCCCTGGCCGCGAACTGTTGGGACCGCATACATGCCCCAGAGCATCGCCCAACGATCTTGCGGACCAACCGGAATCGTCAGATCCGCAGAGTCGCGATCGCAATCCACGAAAGCCCCTGCCATACCCAACCAGATTCCGCCGGCCTCACCCACGACCAGGAGTTGGTGCCCTGGCTGCCGTGACCGTTCTATGCGCGATTCCCACTCTCCAGGTTCGAGGGCCACCGCCTGGTCGTAAGTCTCGAGGAAGGCTTCCGGCGCGTCGGTTAGTGCCTGGAGTCGAAGCGAGCGGAGCCGAAGACCGTCGCCGGACTCCGCTCTGCGAATCGTCCACATCATGCGGCACCGGTTGCGAGTCGATGGTGCGGCCAGTCGAGCAGGCCAAACGATTCACCACGGCGCCACTGCTCGATCCCTGCCCTGCTGTAGGGCACAACATCGTCAGGCAATTCGTCGATGGGGAACCATGCGATCTCACTGCACTTGTGCGGCTCTGCATTGCGGGGCTCGCCGACCCAGCGTGTCGCGAGGAAGAACGTCCCGACCCGCGCAGGACCGTCCGGCGCATGCTTGTGAACGACGGTCGCCAGCTGCATCGCGGGGCGCTCCAGCTCCAACCCGACCTCTTCATTCGCCTCGCGCATGACTGCGGCGATGAGATCCTCACCCGGGTCGAGCTTTCCGGAGGGGAGATTCCATAGCCCATCGGCGTACCCCGTGTTGGCTCGGCGAGCCAGGAAGATCTGGTCATCGCGCACGAGCAGGAGGTGAACGTCAACGTGGTTGAGGTACGGCACCAAGGATCCCTTCAAGGTTTCATTTGGGCGAGTCAGTTTCGTGTAACACGGTGATCTGCGACGTTGTGACGGTAGCCTGCCCCTGTGACAGACGCGAAGGTGTTCGACCTGGATGCGATCGTGGCCTCGGGTTGGGCCGAACCAAACGACTTTCCGGCCGCGGAATGGGCTCGGGCACAGGCATTCTGGCAGGCGCGCCGCGCCCATGACGCGCGATTGCTCGCCACCCGAACGAAGGCGTCAGACCTCATCCGAGAATGGACCGGCCGCGAGCCCCGCGATGTCGGATCGTTCGGACTGCGCTGCAATCTCGAGACCAGCGACCTCGATCTTGCTATCGGCTGGCCGGTCGACGAGCGCGAGCAGCTGCGCTCCGTCATCGACCGGCACGCGAAGTTCAAGGGTGAGCGTTTCACCAGCACCTCGACGACCCGGTTGGTGTACGTGTTTTCCGTCGATGAGGTCGAGGTCGACCTGAGCGTGCAGACCGAGGAGGACTTCGCGGTTGCATGCCGGATGCTCGACGACATCGAGGCGACCATGACCGACCCTGAGCGGATCGCGCACACCTGGGTGAAGCATCTGCTTCGGGATACGGGCCGGTTGGAGGAGTACGCGGCCTGGAAGCTCACCACCTATGCGCGGTTCTGCCCTGAGTTCAACTGGGTACCGATTCCCGAGGCCGCCAGCTAGGTTCCGCATGGATCGGCTGCGTTGATCAGTTCCCATCCGCTGCGGTCGGTCCATCGGTCGAACTCGACGTCGAGGAGTTGCCGGTCATCGGGAGGCAGGATCTGTCGCAGGCCGGCAACGGTTTTCGTCATACGTTCGGCCAGTGGTTCCAAGCGTGCGTCCATCATTTTGGTGAGGATGGTTGCCAATCCGTCGAGGTCGGTGCTGTCCGGCGACCACACGTCGAGAGTGTCGAGCATGTCGCTGAAGAGTTCGAATGCCGCGTCTTTGATGACTCCTCGTGCTCCTCTTGCCGCAGCGCGAGGGTGGCCGTCGAGGATCTTTTCCAGCGACTTGAGGGTGTAGTCGAGGGCGAAATGCCGGTCGACCCAGAGCTGTGCGTGCTGGGACAGGACGCCGATTCGGCGATCCGCGAATTGGGCGTCGAGGCGTCCCATCGACGGTCGGGCCGCGCCGGCGAGTCCGGCGGCCTGGACCTGTTTGGTGTACGCGGCGCCGATTAGGCATTCCATCGAGACGAGCATGTAGGAGATGCCGGTGTAGAAGGGTCGGCCGGTGGTGTGCTCGGCGACGAAGGATTCGTCTCGGACGCCGTCGATGATGTCCTCGATCGGCATGTGGGGCAGTGGCTTCAGGATGAGGTCAGTGCGGGATTGAAAGTGGTAGGTGCTTCGCAGTTCGGCTTCGGTCATGAGGTGGTCGAAGGTGATGTAAGTGAATCTGGTCGGCACGCCGAGCGCGGACAGGGTTCTGATCGCCAGGGCATTCTGCTCACCGGTGGTCTCCTTGTTGAACCTGGTGAGGATCGACGTCACGCCCGATTCGACGCCGAACAAGCAGCGCCGAAGTCCCTTCTCGCACAACGATCTCCACATTTGCGCGCGTTCGAGATGCCAGGCCCGGTCGGTATCGGTGCGCACGACCTGGTCGACTCGGCAGGAGGTTTCCCAGGCGAAGCGTTGCTGGTGGAGGACCTCGGCGACGTTGAGGGCGCGATCGACAGCGTCCGGGCCGCGGCCAACGAATTCTTCATCGACCAGATAGAGCGTCCTCGCGATTTGGGGATATCGGTCGAATACATCGCCCATGGCCGACACGATCATTGGCAGTTGCTCCGGTGGGACGCCGGACCACTTTCCTTTGTGGCCGCGGGGGCAGAAGGAGCAGTAGTTGGTGCAGCCGCGGGAGGACTCGAGTTGCGCGACGCCCAGGTTTTCGAAAGTCGGTGCCAGAAGGTCGAGTTCGGGGAAGATGTCGGTGCTGGTCCGGTTGGGGACGGTCGCGGATTTGCGGTAGCGGCCGATGGCCAGAGTTCCTTCTCCACGTGCGGCGCCGACGTAGCCGATGCCGCGGATCTCGCTGAAGCCGATGTCACGATTCCAGAATGCGAGCGTGTCGGCGATCGTGGGTTCGCCGGCGCCGCGGGCGATCAGCAACCACGGCCAGCGTTCCAGCAGGAGGTGTTCGTTGCGGGCCGTGAGGCTGCCTCCGGCGATGACCAGCGGCCGATCGTGAAGTGACTCGATGTCCTCGAGCAGATTCACGAGGAGGTCATGTTGGCCGAATGTCGCTGAGATGCCGAGGATGTCGGGTCTGCGCGTATGGACCGCCTCGATGATGTCGTCGAGGGTGACGCCCAGCTGCATGTCCATCAACGTGGTGTGGCCTGTGAGGGTGGCGCGGGCCGCGCGGGCGAGATCGCTGATGGCCAAGGGAAACCGGGGCAGCGGGAAGTACTCCGGATGGTAGAGAGCCGTCAGTAGCACGGCAGGGCGAGCGAATCGGTGTTCCGCTGCTTCGTTCAGATTCGCGTTGCTGATCCAGGAGTCGCCTTCCTCGAACACGATTCCGTCACGCGCCCAGGTGGGCCAGTCGCGGTCGGAAAGCGGCTGACCGGACAGTTCGGCGATTGTCCAGGTGGCGTGGTCTTCATGTTCGACCAGGAGGAGGCGGCGGTCGAGCGTGCCGGTGACGACGACGCGTGCGGGCATCGTGGTCGCGAGCATGTCTCGCAGCCGGTTGGGCTCGGTGAGGTGGAGGTCTGTGAGAAGCTTTGCGGTCGTAGTGGTGTCACCGTTGGCGAGAGCGACCGCACGGAGGATGCGGTAGGTGACGGGGTCGGTGTGATGCATGGGCATGCCGTTCTGGGCGGGGTGTCCGACCGGTTTTCGGCAGCACTGGGCCGCAGCGCGAGCCGATCTGGGGTCGGGCGCTGAAGGGTGTTGGTAGGGAATGGGTTACATACGCAGGGTCAGGATCATCGCGGCGTGGTCGCTGATGCCGTCAAGCCGTGGCTGGTGCTCGTAATAGCAGTCGGAGACGAGGTCGCGATGCTCGGTGCTGATGAAGGTGTGGTCGAACCGATATCCATTGCGGCTGCCGTTCTTAGCCGGCCGGCCAAACCATGAATGGTCGACCAGGTCCGGGTGGCGGAGCCGGAACGCATCGGTGAAGCCATTGGCGGCGAAGGATCGGTAGAAGTCGTATTCCCACGTGCCGAACACTTTGTAGTGCGGTGTGTGCCCTGGCTCGACCACATTGAGGTCGCCGGTGATGACACAGGGGCCGACCTCAACCTGCTCGGCTAGTTGCGGAAGGGTCGCGGCAACCGCCTCCTGGAATGCCCGTTTTGCGACGTTTCGTGCTTCCTTCGGCCCGCGTGAAGGGACATACAGTCCTGCGACGGAGAAGCAGGACCCCGTGGACGGCTTGATGCCAGCGAACACGAATCGGTTGGGCATCACTGTGATTGCGGCCTCGATCGGTTCGACCACTCCGCGCGCGGCCAGTAGCACCCGGTAGTTGTCGTCTCCCGGCTTCGACAGATGCACGCTGTAGCCCGCTTCCTCGAGCAGGCGGGCAGTGACATCTCCAGCGCGCCCGGCGGACACCTCGGTGAGGACCACGACGTCGGCCGCGTACTCGGAAAGCCACGCCACCTGGTGGTGTGCGCGGACCTCGCTGGCGCGCTGGACGTTCAGCGTCATCAAGCGGATCTCGGATTCGCTGCTGATCGTCATTGCTGCTCTCCTGTTGATACCTCGTCCACGAATACCTCGCCGTCGGCGTCGAGCTGCTTTTGGACGTCGGCCATGATCGCGCGAACCTGCTCGAGGATCTCGTCGCCGGGCCGTTCTCCCAAGCAATCAATATTGGCCTGTACTTGCTGCGGATCGCTGAAACCGACGAGTACCGCCGCGTTGTCCGAGCGCATCAGGCAGGACCAGAGAGCTATCCGGACGAGATCGTTCGACTCGGGGCCGACGAGCGCGCGCACCTGGTCCAGGCCGGCCTCGATCACCCGCACCGCGTCGCCGGTGAACCAGCGTTTGCGGGCACGGTGATCCTGCGGCCCGAATGTACGGGGCTCGGCTGTGGTGTACGCGCCTGTCAGCAGGCCCTGCGATAGCGGCTTGTTGATCAGGACGCCGCAGCCGTGGTCCTCAGCGAAAGTGAAGATGCTGTTTGATCGGGTCTGGGGTGTCAGCAGGTTGTCACGAACTGCGAGGACCTGGGGTCGGATGCGGTCGAACAGCTCCCGGAATCGGGCTTCTTTGTTGGCTTTCGGCCCGGTCGACAGCCTGTCGGGTGCGTAGCGGTGCGGCCCTCGCATCCCGATCGCGCGGATCAGGCCCTCCGTGCGGAAGTTGTTCATCATTTCGATGGCCAGCTCCAAGCGCTCGTCATCGGGGCCGAATTCGCTGTGGTGGAAGAAGTACACGTCCAGCCAGTCGGTGTTCAGGTTGTCCAGGGTTTGTTCGAGTTGGCGGCGCATGTGGCCAGGGTCGTAGCCGTGGGCCGCGGTTCCGGCGAAGTAGCCGACTTTCGACACCAGCTGGATGCGCTCGCGCTGCACCAGCGGGACCAGCTGCCCGAGAAGGCGTTCCGAGCGGCCGTGTCCGTAAACGTCCGCGGTGTCGAAAAGGGTGACGCCAGATTCCCACGCACGCTCAAGCCCAGCGATGGCAGCCGACTCGTCAACTGGTCCCCAGCCCATCGGCAGGCCCAAGTTGGTGTCCGGCCCGCCGATCGCCCAGCAGCCGATTCCAAGTCCGGAAACCTCGATCCCGGAGCTTCCCAGTGTTCGCGTGATCATCTTCTTGCCTCTATTCGTTGGATTTCACACTCGCCGGAGCCCGTCGAGGACGTCGAGCAAGGTCTGTAGGTCGGCGCCGGGGGATAGGTCGGGTTCGGTGTCGGCGACTTCGAACTTGAGGCCGCGGTCCGCCGCTCGTTGCCGTGGACTGAGGGTCGCCGGCTTGACCCTCCCTGCACCGACGAGCGTCTTCAGCGCGGCGGCTTTCCGCGAGCAATGCATGGCTCGGCAGGTGATGTGTACCTGCATAGTTCGGTGAGCGTCCTTCACCGTCATCTCTTCGCACGGGTCGCTGTGGAGAGGCAGCGCGCGTGCCCAGGTTTCTTCGGGGAACACGGTGATCAGGTCGCACAGGTCGCAGACAAGGCCCGGCTGGTTGTCGACATGTTCCAGGTCGGGAACGATCACCGCGGCGGCATCCAATCCCGCGGCGATACCGAGTACGTGTCGAAGCGGCTCCGGCACCGACTGCGGCCACAGCCGCACGATGTAGATCAGCTGATAGCCCATTCGTCGCGCCAGAAGCGCGATCTCGTTGGCATGCCTGTCCAGGTGGTGACCGGCCACATCGCCGCGGATGTAGCCAACTGCCTTGGGCCTCCGCGGTTTCGGCCCGGTAGCCGTCATCGCTGCGTCTCGTTCAGGTCGGGCACGTCGCCGGTTGCCCTGCGCGCGTAGGTGCCTTCCGGGTCGACGGTGACCACATCGGCGATCTGCACGATCTCGACGGGAATCCGCTGACCTTCGAAATGTTGTGGCCCGGGGACGAATACCGCTTCCGCCCCAACCTTGCGAACCGTCTCCACGAGCTTCTCGATCGGCTGGTCCTGGCGGTTGCTGAACGCCACAGTCTTGGCGAGCTTGTAGCCCAAACGCGCTGCGCGGTTACGCATTCGGGTTTCATCCCATTGCTGGTGTTGTCCGCTGATGTCGGTGCGGAGATACCCCACAGCGGTTGGTGTGTCCCTCATTGTTGCCCCTCTTGTGCGGGCTGGGCGGCCTGCCTACCCCCAGCCAGGATTATTTGAGTGTGGAAGGTGTGACCTGCGACGAGTAAGTTCTTTGGGGGTGTTGAAGAGGTGTTGAATCTGCCGGCCGCGAGATCTGAACAGGTGGTGTGATGAAGGCTCCGAATGTGAAGCTTTCGGACTGGCTGGCTCGCTCGGGCTGGAGCCGTGGCGAGTTCGCGCGCAAGGTGCGTGCCCTCGCGATCGAATGGGGTGAGCCGCAGATTCGGCCGGACACCTCGAGCGTCCGCCGTTGGGTGGAGGATGGGGAACAGCCTCGGCCGCCGGTGCCGGCGATCCTTGCGGATTTGTTCTCGTCCCGGTTTGGCTACCGGGTGACCGTGGCCGATCTCGGCTTCGCCGATCCGTATGCGGTTGACCGAGCCCTTACCTACAGCCCATCGTTGACACGAACGATCGAAGCAGTAACCGACCTGGGAAGGGCCGACGTGGACCGCCGCAAATTCCTCACTGCCGCACCCTTCGCCTTGGCGGCTGTTGTCGAGCCCTCGCGCGATTGGCTGCTCAACACCCTCGACCAGCTGCCTGACGAGCGTCAGAAAGTGCGACTCGAAGACGTCACCGCGGTGAAGAACATGTTCAGCACCTTCCAGGAGATGGACATCTTCCAGGGCGGCGGCTCCGGTCGGCTGGTCCTGGCCGCATACATGAACGAGCATGTGTATCCCCTTCTCGGGCGGACACACACCGAAGAGACCCGCCGTGCGCTGTGTGGCGCAGCAGCCGAGCAGACATACTTGCTCGGCTGGATGGCATTCGACAACGGGGAACACGGGACCGCGCAGCGGTACCTGATCCAAGCCCTTCGATTCGCCGAGGAATCGCGCGATCCCGCCCTTGGCGCTCATGTGCTTGCGGGTATGGCGGACCAGGCAACGCTGCTGGGCCACCCCGAAGAAGGCCGCCGCCTCGCCCAAGCCGGTCGGCAAGGTCTCGCGCGAGCGAATTCCCCTGCATGTCTGGCAGATCTGTGGACGCTGGAAGCGCGAGCACTCGCAACCTTGGGCGACAAGTCCGGCACCAGCCATGCGGTCAACGAGGCCGAACGCGCCTTCTCTTCCGTAAATCCGGAACAGGAACCGGAATGGGCTCGATTCATCGACCAGGCGTACATCTGCGGCGAGTGGGCCAATGCGTTCCGCGACCTCGGTTTGCCGGATCACGCTGAGCCACACGCCCAAAGGTCGATCAGCTACGCCCGAAACCAGAACCGGGCGCGTCGCGGCGCCCTGTCGCACGCTGCATTGGCAGTCGCTCAGATCCAGAAGCGCGACCTTGAGGCCGCGTACGCCGCCGGCGTGCAGACCCTCGATCTTTCCCGGAAGGTCAAGTCCTCGAGGTCGATTGAGGCCGTCCGTGATGTGCAGCAGAAGATGAACTCGTTCGGCGCACACCCGCTGGTGGCGGAGTTCAACGAGCGGACGCGGGTTCTGCTCGCGGCGTAAGGGACTCCGGCGGGCGGGGCTTCCGTTCACTGCATCCGTCCCGAGCCTGGTCCCCCTTTGTCTGGCTTGCCTTCCGGCGGAACGTCACTCACGCGGCGCTTCCCCGGGGGCCCGGTCACATTCATCGTCATTTCCTGCTCCGAATCCGGTTGTGAGTCGACAGCGCGTTGCTGAAGCCGTTGGGACATCTGCGTTATGGCTTCACGAAGGATCTGCGCCACGTCCATGCGCTATAGGAGACGCGCAACGGGCCCGTCGCCGTAACGGGTGGGGCGGGGGTAGTTGTGCGTGTTGGGGGTGGGGGTGTGAGGAGGGGGCGTGGGATACGAACTAGAGATGGCGCGATCGTGTAGCCCGTGCAACACTCCCGCTATGGGACGCCCACCCAAGCAACCCAACGTCGAGCTAAACGACTTGCTGTGTGAGTCCGGGATCAGTCGTGGAGCGCTCGCGCGAATGGTGGTCGACCGGGCTTCCGCTGTTGGAGTGGAGCTGGCCTACGACTACCGATCGGTCGGGCGGTGGCTCGACGGTGAAAAGCCTTATCCCCCTGGACCGGTGCTGATTGCGGAGGTGATGACCGAAGCGCTCGGACGCCGGATAACCCCGCTTGAGTGTGGAATGGCCGGCGACCAGGAACCAGCGGACCTGGGACTGGAATTCTCACTGAGCTTGGTCGAAGCAACAGCGTCGGTGACGGCGCTGTGGAGGAGTGATGTGGAGCGCAGAAGGTTCCTGATCGGAGCCTCGTACGCGGTGGCGGTGTACCCCGCGGCATCAATGCGATGGCTGACGCTGCCTGGCCCGGAACATCCGGTATCCATGGGCGTGCGTCGAGTGGGTCAGAGCGACATCGACTCGATACGCATGATGACCGCTGCATTTCGCGAACTGGACAACAAGGCTGGCGGCGGACGAGTACGGGCGACAATCGTCCAGTACCTCCACGGATCGGTAGCCCCGCTTCTGCGCGGAAATTACGCCGAGCCGATCGGCCGCCAACTCTTCGCGACCACAGCCGAGTTAACGAAGCTGGCCGGCTGGGCAGCATATGACCAAGAAGAACATGGGCTTGCGCAGCGATACCTAATCCAGGCGCTGCGTCTTGCACGAGCAGCCGGGGACGCAGGACTCGGAGCCGAAATCCTCGCCGCCATGAGTCACCAGGCCACGTACGTCGGTCGCCCAGGCGATGCAGTCGACCTGGCCCGTGCAGCACAGATCGCCGCGCGCAGCGCGGGGTTGGCGGCGCTGGAGTCCGAATGCCACATGGTCGAGGCGCATGGTCATGCCGCCCGGACGGATGACTCGATGTGCGCCAAATCCATCAATGCCGCAGAGCGCGCCTTTTCCAAGGACGTGGCCTCTGATCGACCGGCCTGGCTGAGCTATTTCGACGGGGCGTACATGTCCGCGAAGGTCGCTCACTGCTTCCGCGACTTGGGCGACGATGCCCGCACAGCGCATTTCGCCGAGCAATCGCTCGATATGTCGGACGGCTACCTCCGAGGTCGAGCCTTCAACCTCGCCCTGCTGGCCTCCGCACGCGTAGAGGCCGATCCACACGAAGCTGTGCGAGTCGGACGGCAAGCACTCGACATCGCCACTGGTTTGGCTTCACGCCGCAGCTATGCCTACCTGCGGGAACTGAGGACCCGCTTGAGTCCGTACACTCAGCTCCCGGACGTGGACGACTTCCGGAACCAGGTCCTTGAGCTGACTAAACGTCGAGAGTGAGAGCCCGGTACACCGCGACTACGGTAGCGGCGCCGACAATTTCGCCGCGCTCGATCATCTTCGCGGCCTCGCTGAGGGGGAACCAGCCGAGTTCCTCCGCCTCATTGATATCCGGTTCGCTGCCAGTTGGATCGGCACCGCGTGCGAGGTAGATCTCCTGGGGCTGGTCGAGACTGCCGATTGAGGGCTGGTAGGTCACCAAGTGTTCCATCGACCTCGGGCGCCAGCCTGTCTCTTCCTCGACTTCGCGGGCTGCTGCCGCGGCTACATCCTCGGCGCCGTCGACATATCCGCCCGGCAACTCCCACACCCACTGGTCGATGATGAACCGGTGCCGGTACATCAGCAGCGCCTCGCGATTGTCATTGAGCACCAACGTCATTGCGCAGCGCGGCATCCGCGCGACGTACTGGGTGAACCGCACTCCATCGGGAAGCTCAACATCGACGGTCGTCAGTCGGATATGCCGGTTCTCGTCCACCAGGTTTTCGCCATGGATCTTCCACTGGGTGCGCCTCACACCCTCGACCGTATCGCGGAGAGTCGGGGCAAGCCTGCGCGACGCGAAATCTGGTCTGTGAACGAGCCGGACTACGCAGCCGGGTCGCCGCTAATGGTCATCCGCACGGGTCAGCACCGTGGGTTGATGGCCCTGGTCGGGCCGAATTGTCGCGATATAGACGCCTGCGGCCGGGGCGCGGCATTCCACCAGGCATGCAACCACTCGATTGGGTTCGGTCGGATGATGGTGCACGCTGACCACCCGTCCCGAGCGGAGAACCGCCTTGGGATCGTGGGCTTCGACACCGCGACCGTGGCTGTCCGCCCACCAGGCAACGCTGTCGCCGACCGCGAGTTTATCGAACATGCATTCGAGAATAGCTGGTCGATCCTCGCGCTGGCGTGGGGCTCAAGCGGAGCGGGCGGCAGGCGATGCGGTGATGTCGACCTGGAGGCCGAACCTTGGGGCGTAGTCGATCAGAGTGTCCAGCTTGAAGCGATCCAGGCGCCGATTCTTCAGGGTGGAGATCGTCGACCGCGGCAGCCCCTTCTGGATGGCGAAGTCAGATTGCTTGAGGGGCGACGTTTCGATCTCGTCGGCGATGGTGTTGCCCAACTGGCGGATCAACCGCCCGGCCTCGGTGTAGTCGGTCTCTGGGATTGCCTTTGTGCTCAATCGCGTCGACGGCCCCGACACCTTCGATCTGTCGTTCCGCCCGTCAACGCGCATCCGAAGCTTCAGCCCGAATAGGTGGCAGTAGTTCACGAGTCGCTCTGCGGAGAAATCCTCGATGAGCCGGTTTGCAAGACGGCTGACGTCCCCCTTGTCGATGCCGACCTGGAGAGCGATGTCCTGGTACTGCTCACCGCGTTCGGCGATGACATCAGCGATAGCGCCGATGAGCTGCTCGCGGAGTTCCAGGCTGGAGGGCACGCCCGACAGTGTAGCCCGATTCCCATTTGACCAGCTCGACTCCAGCAAGCGTTCCATCCTATCCGCGTTCCATGGAATGCATGGTACGGTTGTTGGCGCGCCACGGTCTATGGCGCGCCCCTCTGCGCCCGTAGGGATCCAAACGGGTGGGACGCCTCACCAGCGTTGCGGAGCCGTTAAACGGGGACTCTGCACCTATTTCGATCCAGGCAGGTCCACCCGGTAAAGGCAGACTCGAGCGGGCGCGGCGTGGTAGCCGCAGCTGACCGCCTGGGATAGCTCCCAGTCCTGGGGCTCCGAGTAATTCCCGCGAGCCCGTTGCTTAACCAGGCCACACCGTTCCGACCGACCGGGCGAACCCGCGTTAGGCATCCCGTAACCCTTGCAGTTACGGGGTTACTCTGCCCGCAACCTCCCGAACGCTCGGTCCCAGGCGATTCCCGGATGGGAAGGTGCGGGGCTGATTCAAGCTGCCGAGCGTCAGACTCGGGGGTGAAGACCGTACTGCGTTCCAAACACCAAGGTCTGCCTGGAACGTAGAAACTGGCCAGGGGGCGATAGGTGCAACCAATCAATCAAGCCGGGCGGGCGGGGTGTAAACCCGGGGGGTGTCGCTGCGGGTGGCTCGTAAGGTTGGTGTCGCGGCTGGAGCTTCGGCTCGGGCGCGCTTCCCCGGTCGGGCGGCTGCTACGACCAGCCGGGGCGCTTCTCCTTCGGTGTTTGGGACGCAGAAAGGCCCTGGCGGTTCGGTGGATCCGCTGGGGCCTTTCTGTATCCGCGGCCGGCCGCGATCGAATCGGTGGCGTCGCTGGTTGGGTGAGCGCTCGGTGCCGACATCCGAATGCCCCGCGCCTGCAATGTTCCGCGGGTGCTATGCGTCGACCGCGGCGGTTTGCTTGTGGCGCTGATGTGGGGTTTCATTGAGGAGTGAATTGCCCGCTGCTTCAGCATCTTTCGATGTGATTCGGGGAAAGTGGGATCATTTCATCTGATTCGCTATGAGATGATTTCACTTCGGCGGATTCCCGTGGTTTCCGGCGTCAGGCCGCGCCCATTCGGATGAACGTCTGTAGGCCGTTCGCGGCGGCGTCGCTGCCCAACCTGGAGATGCTGCACGCTCCGATCGAGTCCATTCCGCCAATGACGAGGCACCCGGTGTTGGTCATGCTGGTGTGGATGCCGAGGAAGTTGGTCATGGCCTGCTCGGCGTCGGTCCGGGTCTTGTTGGCGGGCAGCTGCTTGACGTCGGCGAGCATGGTGTTGACCTGCTGGGCCTGCCAGTTCGCGCAGCTCGCGAATTCGTCGCCTTGCTTGGCTTTGCAGTCCGCGGTGAGGAAGTGGTCGTAGGCGGTCCGGAAGGTGTTCCAGGTGTACTCGGCCGGCGCGGTCGTCGTCGCGGTCGTGGTCGCTGCGGCGGGGGTGGTGTGGTCGCTGCCGCAGCCGGCGGTCGTGCTGGCGATGGCGGTAGCGGCGAGGACGGTGCCCACGATGGCCGGGATGCGCTTCACATTCTTCTTTCGGTTCAGCTCTTGATCTTGGAGACCAAATCCTAAAGGCCGCACCCACGGCGAGTCATATCATCTGGAAACCGTGCGAGCCGCTGGGACAATGCCAAATAGATGATTCAGGCGGTGGTGTTGTGGCTTGGGGTTCCGGGGGCACCCGCGAGGTAGGTGCGGAGTACCGGCGAAATCGGCCGGATGTATTGGAGCGCGACGAATTTCAATGTCAGCTCCGCTTCCCTGTGTGCGTCGGCCGTGCCACCGAAGTCGACCACATCGTGAACTTCGCCCGGCATGGCTCCGATGAAATCGACAACCTCCAAGCGGTGTGCGCTCCATGCCATCGGGTCAAGACCGCGCGCGAATCCGCCGAGGCGCGCGCGGCATCCAGGCTCGCCGCACGGCATCCGGATTCCCTGCGTAAGCACCCGGGGTACTGCTGATCATCTTGCGCTCTCCCATGGTCCCCATACCGTGGGAGAGGTAGTGGGGCGTAGCTCAATTCGGTAGAGCAGCGGTCTCCAAAGCCGCCCCGTGCAGGTTCAAGTCCTGTCGCCCTGGCTCTTTCCCCGAATCCACAGCTTGGCAGGGGCGCGTCTGCCAGCTCGCGTGTGTGAAGCGGGTGAAACCAACGCGCGAATCCGTACCGCCGTATCGCAGGTGGCGCCGCCATGGTGGCTGCCCGCGGTGGGGAGCGGCTCTACCCCGACACGGGAGCACAACTCAATATGGCTGGACGCAGAAGCGGTCCACCGCCGAAGAACCCGGACGAGAGGCTGCGGCGCAACGCCGATCCGTTCGTCACCGGTGACGGCTGGACCGAGATCGACCCGACCCCGCACGACGGCGAGATCCCCGAGATCCCTGAGTGGATCACCGTGGGGCCGACCGGGCGTGCGATCTACGAGCACCTCGCGGCGCTGCCGCAGGCCCGCCTGTATGGCGCCGGCACCTGGTTCCAGCTGTGGGTGACGCTTCCGCTGATCGAACGCTATCTCTCGCGACCCGGGAGCGAAAACTATAAGGCCGTCACCTCGACTCTCGGTGCGGCACTTCGTCTTACAGAGGATGACCTCGCGCGGGCGCGGGTTCGAATCAAGCCGGTCATCGACGAGGAAGACGAGGATGCGCCGACTGCCGGGAAGCAGGTGGTCAGCTTCGCCGAGGAGCGACGGGCACGGCTGCTGAAGGGCGCGTGAGCCCGGGTGCCGCACGACATCGTCACCCACCCCGACCACGACCGCGAACGCTCCCTCGGTTGGCTTGCAGTCGCCTGGCTCGAGCACTACGCCGTCCATGGCCCCGGCGACGTCGGCGGTGAATCCGTCGCGCCGATCGTCGATGAGTACGTCCGCTTCGTCGTCGACACCTACGCCCTCGATCGCGACGGCCGCCGGATCTACGACCACGTCTTCCTCAGCCGCCCAAAAGGGTGCGCAAAGTCCGAAGTCGCTGCTCTCATCGCGCTTTTCGAAGCCATCGGCCCTTGCCGATTCGCCGGGTGGGCACGCGGTGGCGAGGTGTTCCGCGACGACTGGGGCGGGGATTTCACGTACACGTACGCGCCCGGTGAACCCATGGGCAAGCGGCTCAAGAACCCCTATATCCGTTGCGTTGCAACAGAAGAGGGGCAGGCGGGGCTCGTCTACGACACCGTCCACCTGAACCTGACCGAGGGGCCACTGCGCCGTGCTCTGCCGCGCCGGGACGACGCCGGCCTGACCCGCATCCTGATTCCCGGTGGCGGAGAGATCATTCCGTCGACCAGCTCGGCGGCGTCCAAGGATGGCGGCAAGGACACGCTGACCCTGTTCGACGAGACGCACCTCTACAACAAGCCTGAGCTACGGCAGACGTACAAAACGCTGACTCGAAATCTGCGTAAGCGTCGACGGTCCGCGCAGACTTTCGCGGTCGAGACGACCACGATGTACGCGCCGGGCGAGGACTCTATCGCCGAGCAGACCTACAAGCTGATCCAGGACACCCTCGCAGGGAAGCTCAAATCCCATCCCCGCCAGCTGTTCGACCACCGATACGGAGCGATTACCCCCGAGGAGCTCGACGACGAAGAGCTGGTGCGCAAGGCGCTGCTGGACTCTTACGGCGACTGCGCGGCGTGGAACGACGTCGACGGCCTGGTGGAGGCGATTGCCGACCCGCGAAACGACGTAATCAGCAGCTTCCGCTACTGGTTCAACTCGCCGACCTCCGCGGAGAACGCATGGGTTGTCGCCTACGAATGGGACGCGGTCGGCCCGGACAACATGCCGGTCGAGCCTCTCGCCGCTGGCGATGTGATCACCCTCGGATTCGACGGTTCCCGGCGCCGCCGCCGCGGCGTCACCGATGCCACCGCTCTCGTGGCGTGCCGGGTCCACGACGGCCTGGTCGTGCCGATCAAGATTTGGGAACAGCCCCCAGGCGCGTTCACCGACGGATGGGAAGTCCCCGAGCACGAGATCGAGGCCGCGCTGCTCGAGACCTTCAAGACCTACAAGGTGGTGGCGTTCTACGCCGACCCGGCCCGGTGGGAGGCGAACGTCGCTGCATGGGAGGCCAAGTATGGTCCTCACTTGCTGGTGAAGTCCTCGGCGAGCCATCCCATCGAATGGTGGATGACCGGCAGCCGCGCATTCAAAACCGTTGAGGCGCTGCGGGAATTCGTGGAGGCGATCCTCGACCGGAAGCTGTGCCACGACGGCAATCTCACGCTGCGGGCGCACGTGCTCAATGCCCGGCGCGCGGAGACGCCGAAGGGCATTCAGATCCGCAAGGAGAACCCGGACTCGCCGAACAAGATCGACGGCGCTGTTGCCGCGGTGCTGGCGTGGCAGGCCCGGCTGGATGCGGTGGCCAAGGGAATCGGAAAGAAGAAGCGCCGCCGGATCGCCGTGCGCGTGCGATGACTGAAGGACCTAACTGAATATGGCTCAGCAGCAGCAGAAGACGCAGCCGCCGGAGTGGTGGTTCGAATACCTCATGAAGCGGTTCGACGAGAAGCTCGAATGGGAGCCGCGCGTCACCTCCACCAACACCCCCAAGACCAGGCGAGAGCGCCTGGACCTGCTGTGGAGCTACTACATCGGGGACGGCCCGCTGCCGTTCATCAACGAGAAGTACCGAGAAACCTTCAGGGAGCTGCTGCGCAAGTCGCGCCCGAACTACGCCATCATGGCCATCGACTCCATGTGCGACCGCAGCGTGCTCAAGGGCGTCTACACCGAGGCCGACAAGGATCTCGACGGCGACGACATCGCACGCAAGGTCCAGGAGGTGTCGGGTTTCGCTGCGTTGCAGCGGGACATGCAGACCTGGCTGTACACCCTCGGCGAGTCGTACGTGACGATCGTGCCGCCGCTACCGGGCGCACCCACAGGCAGCGTGCCGATGCTGCTGGCGGAGAACCCCAGATTCTGTGTGGGCGAGCCAAATCCGCTCATTCCACGGCAGCTGATCGCCTTCGTGAAGGTGTACCGGGACCGAATCGCCAACTGCCAGAAAGCCTTGCTGTTTCTGCCTGGCCAGCGGATCGAGTTCATCCGCGAGGAAGGCCAGTTCGGCACCAAGTTCATCCTCGACCAGTGGTCCAAGGGCGAAGTCGCAGCAATGGCCGGCCTCGAAGAGTTCGGTGGGATCCCCGTCGTCCGCTTCGAGAACAAGATGGGACTGGGGGAATTCGAACCCCACCTCGATACCCTCGACCGGATCGCCGACGGCATCCTGCACAGGAAGATCATCACCTGGTACCAAAGCTTCAAGCAGCGGGCCATCAAGGGGGACTTGGACGGCGGCGAGGACTTCAGCGACGACGAGAACTCGCTGATCCGCTCCCTCGGCGACGCCAAACTCGAGGACATCTTCCAGGCCGACCCGGGCACCCTGTGGATCGTGCCCGAGGGTGTGGAGTTCTGGGAAAGCGGCGCAACGGATTTGACGCCACTGCTGCTGGCCGAGCGTGACGATGTCAAGGAATTCGGTGTATCCACCCGTATCCCCATGCACATGCTCGCTCCGGACGGCAACAACCAGACCGCCGAGGGCGCCTCGATGCTTCGCGAGGGCCTGACCGACAAGATCAACGACCGCCAGGCGCGCCAGGAGCCGCAGTGGATGCTGTTGTGGCAGATGGTGTTCGCGCTGTCCGGGCAGGCCGCCCGCGCGGTGAACGTGCGCCTTCAGTGGGGCAGCACCGAACGCACGCCGCTGGCAGTGCGCGCGGACGCGGTACAGAAGACCCGCGGCGTGCTATCGCGCAAGCGGCAGGTGGTGGAGCTGATGGAGATGGATCCGCTGGTCGCCAAGCTCAACGAGACAGAGCTGATGGAGGAATCCATGGCCATGGACACCACTTCCGGTGGTGCGGTGCCGGCCGCGAATCCGGCTGCCGCGCAAAGCGCTCCCGCCGAGCCGGGTACGGACGCGGGCGGCGACGAGCTGGCGGTGGCCGCCTAATGGGGTCGGAGCTGTTGCTGCGGATCCTGCTGTCGCATTCGCAGCGGCGGCGTCTGCTTCTGCTCGATGCCCAGGACCGTGTGCAGGCGCTGTGGCGGATGACCGACCCGTTCGACGGGGCCGCGGTGGAGGACTTCTCTCAAGCCGCAGCGGATATCTCGATCGCCGCCCAGCGCAAGGCCGTGACCATGGTCGCGGCAGCTCAACGCCGCTATCTCGCCGAGATCGACACCGACCTCGGCGATTTCGTACCCGAGGTGCCCGACGAGGTGCGGATGTACTCGACGACGCGCCCCTACCGGTACGCGAAACCGAAGACGGTCCGCACCCGGGCTGGGGCGTCCGAGCGGTTGCCTGCCGCCGAGCCGTTCAACCGCCCTGCACGCCGGTATCGGCATGAAGTCGCTGGTGGACGTGATTCCAGTGATGCTCTGGACGCTGCGGCGAACCGTGTGAAAATGGAGCTAGCCACGAACGTCGCCCTCGCTGAGAGGGAGGCGGAGATGCAGATCATCGGCCAAGCCGGTGTCGTGGATCTCGACGTGATCGGATACCGGCGAGTCATCCGGCCCGAACGCTCCCGCACCGGTGTGTGCGGATTGTGCGTGGCGGCCAGCGACCGGATCTACAAGACCGACGAGCTCAAGCCCATGCACACGGGCTGCAACTGCACGGTCATGCCGGTCAAGGAAGACGCGGATCCAGGACTTCGACTCAACCGCGAGGACCTGACCAGACTGTATGACGATGCGGGTGGCACCGGCGCAAAGCTGTTGCACCGCACCAAGTACGGCGTCGACGAGCATGGCGAGCTTCAGGCGCTGCTGGTGCCCAAACGCCGCGGTGAGCCTGTGCCGCGTTTCCGGGATCCGGAAGTGCCCGCGGTGGTGGACCTGGATGCCGACTTCACCGAGGTCGCGCGACGCCAGTTGCCGCTGATGCGTAAGGAGTTGGCCAAGACGCGTTCCCAGGGCGTGCCGGACGACGATCCGCGTCTGCGCTGGCAGCAGTCGCAGGTGTACGCGTTCGAACAGCTCCTCGCGCTCTAGAACTTCCCACCTCCTGGGGTGGACGAGAACCGGGCCGGGTTCCGCCAAGGAGCCCTTGCCCACCACCAAACCATTTACCCGACAAGGGATCACAACTGAATATGAGCAAGCAGCAGCGCGCCGACACCCTTGCCTCCTCCGCTCCCGACGACGTCACTCCCGACGACATCGAGACGGTCGAAACTGCACCGGAGGCAGGCGAATCCGATGGTGTCGGCGAGGAGCAGGCCGTGAACAAGCACGGCTACCCCGACAACACGCCGCTGACGGAAATGACCGTCGAGCAGCAGGCCGCCTATTGGAAGGCCAAGGCCCGCATGCACGAATCCCGGTCGCGCGCCAAGGCCGGTGGCCTGAGTGCCGAGGAAGCCGACGCGCTGCGCAACGAACTTCAGGAGCTGCGCGACGCACAGCTGTCGGAAACCGAACGCGCCCAGCAGGACGCAATCGAATCCGCGCGGGAGGCCGGCCGCAGCGAGGCACGCGATCAGCTGATGCCGATGCTGCACGAGGCCCAGCTGCGCGGCTATGCATCCACGGTCATCAAGGGCGCCAAGCTCGACGGTTTCGTCTCCACGGTCAACATCACCGCGTTCAGCGCCGAGGACGGCTCGATCGACGGCGAGAAGGTCGTCGCGCACCTCAAGGCCATGTACGGCGAGGAACCGCCCTCCTCCGCCGCTGCGAGCACCTACCCGAATTTCGGACAGGGCAGCCCGGGGGCGACCTCCCAGAAGAGCACCCGCGCTGACGGCCTGGCCGAAGCGAAGCGGCGCGGATTCTCCCCGGCCGCCTAACCCATCTCTGGAGCCATTCATGAGCAACATCGCTACACGCAAGACCGGTACGTTCCGGGGTGATTCGCGGGCGTTCGTCTACGCCGACATCTCCGCGCAGGCGGGCCGTGCCTCGGTCACTCTCGACATGAGCAAGTTCACCTCGGTTCAGATGCCGGAAGGCTATCTGCCCTCGGGCATCGTGCTCGGCAAGATCACCGCGACCGGCAAGTACGGCCCCTACGACAAGACCGCCGCCGATGGCCGCGAGACCCCGGCCGGATTCCTGTGGGACGCCTTCGCTCCCACAGGTCCGGATGAGGCCGCCCCGCTGTGGTTCGGCCCCGGCGCGATCAAGGAGAACAAGCTGCCTGCCGGTAATGGCCTGGATGCGCAGGCCAAGAGTCTGCTGGCCGCTTGGTTCAAGTTCTTCTGAAACCTGGTCTCTCACAACTGAATACACAACTTAATACGGAGGCCATCCCATGGCTCTAGTCTTCGACGCGCCGGTCCATCCCGATTCGGCGACCGTCTTCGCGCGCGAAATTCCGCTGCCATCCGACCACAAGCTGGCCGCGTTCCTGCCTGACCAGCTGGTACAGGAGCAGACGATCAAGCTGGTCAACACGACCCGGGTGAATCGGACTGCCAGCTTCAGGTCGTTCGACGGCAACATCCCGCAGCTCGAGCGGGACTTCTTCGAGACCAAGGAAGTCGACCTGCTTCCGATCTCGGTGCAGGGCATGAAGGGCGAGCTCGAGCGGCTCCAGCTCGAGCGTGCTCGGCAGAAGGGTGGCTCGCTCTCGGCGATCACCTCGGCGATCTACAACGACATCGAGCTGGCGGTTCGCGCGATCCGCAATCGCATCGAGGTCGCGCGCGGCGAGTTGCTGCACACCGGCAAGATCGACCTGGCCGGCGAGAACGGCCTGTACCTGAAGGCCGACTTCGAGGTCCCCGGTGATCACTTCGTCACCGCGGGCAAGGTATGGACCGACACCGCCGCAGCCCAGATCGTTTCGGATCTGGCGACCTGGACCGAGAAGTACATCGCCGACAACGGTTTCGCCCCGGCAGGCATGATCATCTCCCGCAAGACCGCCTCGCTGCTCCAGCGCAACGCTGAGTTCCGCACCTACGCGGCCTCGATCGCCGGTTCGCCGCAGATTGTGTCCCGTTCGGTGGTCAACAACGTGCTGGAGGATTACAACCTGCCGCCGATCGCCGAGGTCTACGACACGGTGATCCGCGTCGACGGAGTCGACAAGCGTGTAATCCCCGAGAACAAGGTGATTTTCGTGCCGCCGGCCGGTCGCCTGGGCGGGGTGAAATGGGGCGTCACCGCCACCGCGCTCGAGCTGGTCAATGCCGCGCAGTCGGACATGACCTTCGAGGACGCTCCGGGCATCACCGGCGTGGTCGTCAAGAGTGGTCCTCCGTTCAAGGAGACCACCGTGGTCGACGCGTTGACTCTTCCGGTCCTCGAGGATCCGAAGAGCCTGTTCGTCGCAACCGTCTACTAGGCCGGGTGTTGTTGTGGCGAAGCTGATTTCGTGGGTGGCCGCCTACGACGAACACGGCGCGGCGCGCTGGTTCGGCCCGGCCGATGAAGTGCCGGAGTGGGCGGCCCGCCAGATCACCAACCCCGCCGCCTGGGACACCGTCCCGGCCCCCGCTGTCGAAGCGGGGGCCGGAGACGGCGCTACCAGTGGCGAGTCCGAGCCCGAGGCCGAGCCGGTCGCGCCCAAGCGGCGTACCCGCAAGCCCGCCGAGGGGGCATAACCGCGATGGGTGTCTTTGCTGGCCGAACCGATCTGATCGCCTCCTACGAGGGTCAGCTGACCGAACGGCAGCTGGTCTTCGCGGAGACCAAGATCCTCGAGGCCGAAGCGATGCTGATGTCGCTGGTGCCGCGGCTGGCCAGCAACCCCGCCGCGCTGCCGGAGCTGGTGCGCTACAACGCGCGTCGTGCCGTCTGCGCGGCCGTGCTGCGGGTGGTGCGAAACCCCGCCGGCGTCGCCTATCAGGCCGTCGGCGGGTCAACCACCCGGCTGCACGACAACGTTGCCTCGGGTGAATTGCATTTCACCGCAGAGGAACTCAAGCCGCTGCGCGCCCGAAAGAAGCGGTTCGGAGTCCTCGGAATCGCGCCGGTGAGGTGGTCGGCGTGATGCTGCTGCCAAACCTGCACGGCGACACCGTGATCGTGTGGCGTCGCCCGGCCCGCGACCGGTTCGGCGACACCTCCTACGTGGAGCACCACACGATTCCCGAAACGGTGATCGAGTACGGCTCCCAGGATGAACCCAACGCCAACGGCGCACCGACCGCCGATCGTGAGCTGGCGCGCTACGACGTGACCCTCTACTGCCCGGTCGGCGCCGATGTGCTGGCCAACGACCTGATCGAACTCCCCGACGGTGACCAGTACCACGTGGTCGGCCGCCCCCAGCGCCCCAAGCATCCGGTCACCGGATGGACCCCGGGCGTCGTGGTGCGGCTGCGGCGGATCGAAGGATAGAGACAACACAGTGCCTCGCTACAGCCGAATGGGTGAACTCACCTGGTACGGCGAACAATCCAAGCCACCGGTCAACCCCGCGGTCGAGGCCGTCGTGAACGGTCCGGTCATGGGCGGCATCCTCCAGGGCATCGCCCGCGAAGGCCGACAGATGTGGCGGTCCCGCACTCGCTGGCGGACAGGCCAATTGGCCAACTCCACCACCATCTCGCTCGAGATGCGCAAGAACGCCGGCTCGCTGCGCCCGCGCCGCGTGGCGGAGTTGACTGCCGACACCGACTACGCCGCAGCAGTCGAGTTCGGTCGCTGGAATCTGGCGAAGACCTTCCGCCGCCCGGCGGTCCGTGAACGGGTCAAGCCCGGCCAGTACCCACCACGCAACAGCCGCTACGCCCGCCACACCATGGGCGGCGACAACAGGCGAGTGCGCTCGATCGTCGCTGACCTCGAACGGCTCTACGGCGGCCGCAAATGAGCGAACCACTCGACTTCCCCGATGCCGAGCTGGTCACCATGGCCTTGCTCGACGATCTGGGCTGGACCTGCACCGCGCTCCCGGATCCTGCGGAATGGGCGAAGCTTGGCACCATCATCGCCATCAATCGCGTCGGCGGTGGCTGCGACGACGGCATCACCGACCGGGCCCTGATGTCGGTGGTGGTCGTCGACGCCACCCGCCCCAAGGCATGGGCCACCGCCGCCAAGGTGCGCTGCCGCATCCTGGGCGCCGCCCGGTCCCTTGCCGGCGGATTCCTCATCGACAACACCCGCGAGGAAGTCGGCAACACCCAGGAACCAGACCTCGCTGGCGACAACCGGTTCGTGGAATCCAGCTACTGGATCAGCTTCCGAGCGCAGTAGGCGATGACCCCACAATTTCAAACCTGCTCCGGCTGCCTGAAAAACAAGCCGACCGGTCACTTCCATCGCAACCCCAGCAAACGCCTCGGCATCGAGCGCCAATGCCGCGATTGCGCCGCCGACCGAAAGCTGCGGGGCCGCTACGGCATCAACCGCGACCGGTACATGCAGCTGCTCGACGACCAAGGCGGCGTGTGCGCGATCTGCGAAACCGACGACGCCGCACTCGTGGTCGACCACCAGCACGGCGGCACCGGACAGGTCAGGGGCCTTCTCTGCCACGGCTGCAACACCGGGCTGGGCCTGCTCAAAGATGACCCGGCGACGCTGCACCGCGCCGCTGAGTACCTCGAGTCGCGCTCGCAGGCGGCTTGAAAGTTCCACCCCCACAACTGAATACACAACTGAATAGGGAGGCCGGGATGCCGGATCTCAACGTAATGCGCGATCTGAAGCAGTCGCTGCTGCTCAAGCCGCTCTCCGGTGCGGTGTTCGTCGCGCCCATGTCGGTGGATGTCCCGGCCGCATTCACCACGGGCGCCACCGCGGACCTGCTGGACCTGAAGTCCGCGGGCTTCACCTCGCTGGGGCACGTCTCCAAGGAAGGCGCGCCCACCTTCACCCCGGAGACCGAGACCTCCGAAGTAGAGGCGTGGGGTCTGCTCGAGTCCGCGCGAACCGACGTCACCAAGCGAACCACCAAGATCGCCTGGACCGGCCAGGAAACCCACCGACACAACCTTCAGCTGTTCCACAACCGGGACCTGTCGAACGTGAAGTACAACCCGATCACCGGTGAGACCGAATTCGCGGACCCGACCGCGCCCTCGATCACCTACCACCGCGGCATCTTCATCGGCGTCGACGGTGCCGGCCCGACTACCACCTACGTGATCAAGGTGGTGCCCAAGATGACCATCACCGAAGTGAACGAGCAGTCCTGGAAGCAGGACGAGGTGATCTCCTACGGCTTCACCGCCTCGGCCAAGCTCGACGAGTCCACCGGCTACGCCATCAAGACCGTCCTGGCCGGCCCCGGCTGGAAGGCCCTGGCGGGTAAGGCGGGCTTCACCGCCGCGGCGTAATCCGCCCCCGCCCTGCCCGGAGCCGCACACGCGTTTGTGTGCGGCTCCAGGTGGGGCGTATGTCAATCACCCCCAAATCCTTTACGTACGAAAGGTTTCCGCTTCTCATGAGCGCTTTCACTCCCGTTGTCATGGTTCACCCCGACGGTATCGAGGTGACCGCCCACACTCCGACCTCGGTCAATGATCTGGCGTGCGCCGGATATGTCGCCAAGATTGGTAACAGCGCTGTCGCGCCGGTCGCAGATGTCGAGACCGATTCCAGCGACCGCAAGCCCAAGCCCAACACTGTCCGGCCTGCCGCCGGAAAGTAAACGGGCTCAAGGCAATCCACAACTAAATACATAACTGAATACAGGAGCCGCTCAAACCATGGCTGCCACCAAGGCCCAGAAGAAGTCGTCCGCATCGTCCGAGTCGAACTGGGCTCGCCTGGTCCGCGAGGCCACCAAGGACCGTAAGCAGTTCGAGCCGTACGTGTTCGACGCCTACGACCCGCCGGTGCTGATCACCCCGCCGACCGGCCTGGAGCGGCAGCTGATGCTGGCTCGCCTGTCTGACGAGGCCGGCAGCGTCGAACCCGATGACCTGCCGGAGATGCTGGCCGCGCTCGTCGGTGAGGCCGCCTTCGCCAAGGTCTGGGACGCGCTGCGCGACCAGCCCCTCGATGTCACCCTCGCGCTGATCGAGGACATCAACCGGCATTTCAACAAGGGCGCCGATGGCGGTGCCGAGGAATTCCCGGGGGGCGACTCGGCCTCGTAGCGCTCATCGAGAAGCACTACGAGGCCATCGAGTGGGATCTGCACGCCTACTGGGGCGTTGACCTGCTCGACTTCTTTCGCGGTGAGCTGCCGTGGGCCAAACTCTCCCGTTTCCTGCGGCAGCTCCCCGATGGCTCTCGCTACCGCGCCTCCCAGGCGATGGACATGGACCTGGCTGAGCACCTGGTCCGTCTCGAGGAAGCCAACGAAGCCCAACAGGCCGGGGCCACATCCGAAGACGCCGACCCGGTCATGCGGTCCTCGGCTGGCTACGACCTCAACGCTCACCTTCTGCTGACGATCGCGGATCTGTTGCAGAACCTCAACACCACTCTCATCGCGGTCAACCTGCCGCCGGGCAAGACCCCGCCGCGGCCCGAGCCGATGCCACGCCCGGTCTCCGCAGTCGACGTCATCCACTCCCGCCGCGAACGCGAACGCGCGAAGGCTGCCGAGGCCGCGTTCGGGTTCTGACCCAATCTCCCACTGCCACAAAGGGTTCGACATGTCTCTGATCGCTGGTCACGTAAAGATCGCTGTCGGCGCAGACATGACCGACTTCCTCAAGGACGTGGAGCGCGGTGTCAAGAACACCCCGGTCGCCAACGAAGGCAAGAACAACCGCGACCGCGAGGCCGCCGCCCGGAAGCAGGCCGACCGCGAGGGCGACATTGCGGGAAAGGCTCGCAGCGACGCCGACCACGCCAGGTCCAGCCGAGAACGCGAAAAGCATCTCGGCGACGAGCTCTCGCGTATCCGCCGCGACGCTTCCACCGAAGGTGACCTATTCGGCCGCACTTTCGCCAAGGCGTGGTCCAAGGCATTCAAGGACGAGGTCCGCAAAACGACGGGCAAGGGCCTCAATGTCCAGAGGATCCTCGCCGACGACCTGAAGATCAAGCAGGGCAAGGCGGCCAACACCACCAACGCCGCGAAGAACCGCGCGACCGGTCGTGAACAGATCAAGGCCCAAGAGGATCGCAACGACCAGGCCCGCCGGGCCGCCGCACGTGCAGCTCGGCGCGCTGACTCGCGTGCAGCGCGCCAGGAACGCTACGCCGACGAAGACGTCCGGGCCCAGAAGAAGAAGACCACCCGCACCCGCGAAGCGAACGACTTCGCCGAAAAGGTCGCGGGCAGGGAGAAGGAGCTTCGCGAGGCGCTTAAGCCCGCCGGCAAGCGCGCCGCCAAGGCGCTGCGCGGCTACGAGGCCAAGGTCGAAGACGAGATCGCCGGTGCCGGCAAGCTGACCGAAACCACCGAGCGCCGCGCCAAGGCATGGTCCAAAGCTGCCCGCACGCAAGACAAACTCGTCCGCGAAGCCGCCGTTGCGTGGACGTCGGTCAAGAAGGCCGATCACGCAGTCCGCCAGACGATCCGCGGCCTGGCAGAAGCTGAGGTCAAGGGCGACAGCGCCAAGCTCTCCAAGGCGCAGGCCGCATTCGACCGCACAAGCGACGCTGCTGCGGCCTCGCGCAAGCGCGCCACCGAAACCCAAGCCGCGCTCGTACAGGCCCGCAAGGACGCCGACAAACTGCGCGACCAGTTCCGACAGTCGGTGTCCACCAAGGACATCGACAAGAAGGCGATGGCGAAAGCCCGCCGCGACACCGAAGCCGCCATGCGCGCGCAGATGGGTCTCGTTCCCGCCGACGGTGACCCCAACGAGAACCTGCGCAAGATCTCCCAACGCGAGAACGCGCTGCGCACCAAGAGCAACGGCAAGAACCGACGGCTCAGCGGCGCTGACTACTACGCCATCAACCGCGCCAAACAGGCCGCCGCCGACCTCGATGTCCTTGAGCAGGAAGCCAAACTGCTCGAAGACCGCGTCAAGACCGCCAATGAGCGCGTCGCAGCCGCATCCCTGACCAAATACCAAGTCGACAACGACGCCACCTCCTCGATCACACGCCGCACTGCCGCTGAACGCGAGCTGAAGGCGGCCATCCTCGACCGCGACAAGGCCGACACCAGCCTCAAACGCAACGTCTCCCGTACTGCTGTCGCCCGGACCCGATACAGCGAAGCCAGCGGCGGACTCGACCGCCGCGAACGGTCCAACCCATTTCTGCGGCTCACCGAACGCCTCGACGCCGGTACCGGCAATTGGCTCGAAGAGCTCAACAGCAAACTCATCTACGCAGGTCGCTACCTGTCGTCGATCGGCCAGATCGCCACCACTTCCGCTGCGGCGCTGGCTGCCATGGGCGCAGTCAACCTGCTGCCCCTGATCTCCTCCGCCGCGCAGGCCGCCTCCGCACTGGCCACGCTGCCCGCCATCATCACCGCCGCCGGTGCCGGTATCGCCGCGTTGGCCGTCGGCGGCAGTGGCATCATCGGCGCGTTCAAGGCCGCCAAGGACGCGGGCGAATCGGCCGCTGATGTCGCCAACAAGCAGCAGGACGCCGCCGAAAAGGTGGCCGACACCTATGACTCGCTCGCGGACGCACGCGAAAACGCCGACCGCACAGCAGTTTCCGGCGCGCGCCAGATCGCTTCGGCCGAGAAGTCGGTGCAGTCAGCACTAGACCGCACGAAGACCGCGCAGGAGAACCTGAATAAGGCGCGAGAGAACGCGGCGGAAAAGATCCGCGACCTCAATGACGCACTGCGCGACAACTCCCTCGACGAACGCAGCGCCGCCCTGTCCGCGCTCAAGGCCGGCCAGAACGTCATCAAGACCGCCGCCGATCCGAACGCCAGTTGGATCGACATCGCCCAGGCGCAGATCGACGCCGAGCAGGCCAGCTTCAACCTCGAAGAAGTCCAGAAGAACAACAAGAAGGAAGTCGACGCCGCCGCCAAGGCCAACAAGGACGGCATCGAGGGCGACGAAGACGTTATCGCCGCTCGGAAGGCACTGGTTGACGCGAATGGCTCGCTGGTTGAGTCTCAGCAGCGGCTCAAGGACGTGGCCGAGTCGGTCGCCCAAGCCAACGAGGACGCCAACAAGCGCGCCGAACGGGCCGCCCGCAACTACCAGAACGCTCTCGACGACCAGAAACGAATCCTCGAGAAGCTCGGCAACTCCGGGCTCGGCGAGCAATTCGAGAAGGTCTACAAGAAGCTCTCGCCCAACGCGAAAGACCTCGTCGACCAGATCCGCGCGCTCGGCCCGGAGTGGACCCAGCTACGCAAGACCTCGCAGGACGCGCTGACCAACGGCCTCGGCAAGGCCATCGCCGACGTTTCGCGCAAGCAGCTGCCGACCCTGAGTCTGGGCCTGGCCGCGATCAACTCCGAGATCAACGGCGGAATCAAGAACTCGCTGAAGGTATTCAGCGAGCCGAAGTCGATCAACGACTTCAACACCTTCCTGTCGAACACCTCCGGCATGTTCCGCGGTCTCAGCAGCGCCGCCACCCCGCTGACGAAGATCTTCGTCGACCTCACCACCGCGGGTTCCGCAGTCCTGCCGAGCCTGGGCCAGGCCATCAACACCGTGGCTACGCGCTGGTCAGAAAAGATCGACCTCAAGCGCCAGACCGGCGAGCTGAACTACTCGATCAACCAGGGCATCGAGAAGATGCAGCAGCTCGGCCAGGTCGTCGGCAACACCTTCGGCGGCGTGCGCGGATTCTTCGCGGCACTGCGCGGCGAGGGCGACTCCATGATGGGCAGCCTTGTCCAATCGACTGCCCGATTCGAAGAATGGACCAAATCCGCTGAGGGCGCGGCGAAGATCCAGTCCGTCTTCGGGCGTGTCTCGGAGATCCTCGCCGATATCCGGCGGCTCGTCGGCGGCATCGCAGGGCTGTTCAACGCGCTGTTCGGCGACGCCATTCAGACCATGGGCGGCCAGACGCTGAAGGTCCTGGCCGACGTCGCGAACGCCTTCGCGACTCTCGCCACCGCCGTCATGAGCGTGACCGGGCTCGGCGATGGCCTCAACGCCCTGCTGACCGTGCTGGTCGGGTTCTTCGCGCTGCGCACCTTGACCGGCGTCTTCCAGAACCTCGGCCGCACCATCGTCGGATTCGTCAAGACCACCGAGGACTCCTCCCAGCGAGTTAACGGCCTGCCCGCGGCCGACGCCGACGCCGACGGCTCGCGCGACGGCAAGAAGAAGAAAAAGAAGAAGGGCAAGAAGAACAAGGACGACGCCGAGGGCGCCGGCGGCGAGCCCGGTTCCGTCCTGGACCTCGCTCTCGAATCCGAAGCCGAAGACAGCGACGACAAGAAGAAGACCTCCGCGGAGGCCGGTAGTGCTGGCGGTGCAGCCGATGGTGGAGACGACAGCGCCTCGTCGCCAACTGCCGACCAGAACGACCGCAAGAAGCGGACACCCCGCACCCCCCGCAAGAGCGGACCCAGCCAGACCCAGCAGGCGCAACGGCGTCGCCGGGGTCGCGCGGTCCGCCGCGGCCAGCTGCCCAAGAAGTTCGAGCCGGTCACCTTCATACCGACCGACTCCGCCGCCGGCCGGGCCGATGAGTTCGACACCAGCGACATCGTTACCGGCGTCCAGGGAACCGATGGACAGACCCCTCGGGGTGGAACTGGCACCGCACAACCCAATCCCGCTGCGGCACAGGCGAAGGCTGATCTGGACAGCACCAGCGGTGCCGCCAAGACCGCATCCGAGTCTGTTTCCCGGCAGGCCAGCACCGCATCCCAGGCGATCAACCAGCAGGCGGCAGCCGCATCCGAGGCAACCCGTAAACAAGCCGAGGGTGCCAGTCAGGCTGCCGAAAGCCAGGGCAAGCGGTCCAGCAAGGCCGTGCAGAATCAGGCCGACGCTGCCTCGCGGACGGGCCGCCGTCAGGCTGCCGAGACTGCTGCGACCGGCCGCCGCGAGGGCGCATCCCTCGGTAGCGCGATGGGCAGCGCGGCGCGCGACACCGCAAACGCTGCCACGAACGCCGCCCGCAGCGCCAGGAGCGGCCTTTCGGGGCTGCTGAGCGACTTCAAGCGCGTTTGGAGTGAAAGCCACACCGCGGCGCAGAATTCGTTCGACCGCACCACCAACGGCTACGACACCTTCCAGCGTGGCGTCCTCACCCGCGCCACCGCCATGCGCGATACCGTTGGCCGCAGCTTCGATGCACTGCCCGGCCGGGCCGCATCTGCGCTGTCCTCGGTGAGGTCCGGGCTTTCCGGTGTGGTTGAAACCCTCGGTGGCCCATGGACTTTGGCGTTCACCGCCGCGGCGGCCGGGTTCTCCTACTTCACGGGCAAGCTCGACGAGCTGAACCAAAAGGAAGCGGACTTCAAGCAGTCCATCAAGGACCACGCCGAGTTCCGCAAGACCTACGCCACCGACATCAAGAGCGCCCTGAACAACTCCGATGGACTCGTCGACGACGGCGTCCGCGGCACCCAGCTCGGCGCGGTCAAGGATTTCCGCGCCGAGATCGACGACCAGATCAAGGGCAAGTACAGCAACAGCGACCAGTTCTGGGACAACCTGCGCCCCTCGCACTGGATCGAGAAGCAGGAGGACTACCAGAAGCGCCAGCAGTTCTACCGGGACCGCAACAAGTCCGCGAAGGAAAACGAGGACATCAAGGGCGTCCTCGACGACTACAGCGACACCGAGATCAACGACGCGATCCTCGGTACCCAATCGAGGTTCAACGAGTTCGTCGCGGGCCTCAAACACGACGGTGACACCGACCAGGCGGTCAAGAACGCGACCGACCGGCTCTCCAAGCTCCGAAAGGAGTTCCTGGACAACCAGTCCGCGGCCAGCCGCCTCAAGGACACCATCGACAAGCTGCGCGACGGCAACCTCGAAGCCTCCGACGCGGTCGCGAAACTCGCTGGCGAACTGGCCAAACAGCGCGGCAACACCAACATCTTTCAGAACAGCCGCGCCGGCGCGTTCGCCGCGCTCGACAACCTCAAGGGCCTCCAGTTCGAGGACTCGGGTGGCGCTTCCTACACCGGCGGCAACCTCGTCAACGAGGAGTCGGCGAACGGTCGCGCCCTTCTCGAAGCGATCCAAGCCGCGCAGACCGGCCTGGACACGATGGCCTCCAGCGAGATCGTGCAGGCCCTCAACGCCGACCCGACCCGCAACGTCGAAGCCGCCATCAATACCGCCGAGGCCAAGACGCGGACCCTGCTCGCTGGCTACCAGGCGCAAATCGGCGCGAAGACCGGCATCACAGACGAAACGCAGCTCAATGCGCTGCTGGCCGCATACGGCCTCGATGACGCGTCACTGCGAAACCTGTTGACCGCCAAGGCAGGTAATGCCGCAGCACAGAACAACCCGCTGGGCGTGCCCGGGGGCCTGCCCGCCGTGGCCGCCCCGGCGGTCGGCACCGTCCCGAACGGTCAGCAGCAGCCCGCGAATGGTCAGGTCGCCCCGGCAGTCGATCCCAAGACCGGGCAGCCTGCCCCCGCGGTCGACCCCAAGGCCAGCCAGCCCGCCGCACAGCAGCAGCCCGATCTGGCGCCGACCACCAAGGCGTACAACGAGCTGCTCGACGTGGTCAACAAGCTCAAGACCTCGTTCGGCGACGTCGCCACCGAAATGGGCAAGGTCGCAAAGGGACTCGACGACACCAAGACCGCAACCGAGAACGCCAAGCCGAAAGTCGACGATCTCAGCGGCGCAATCGCGACGCTGCAAACCAAGTTCACCGAACATCTCGGCGAGACCGGAGCACTCAAAGCGTGGCAGGGCCTGGTCACCGGAATCGACGGCCACGTCAAAAATCTGACCGACACCATCCTGCCGACCCTGACCAAGGCCGTCGGCGACATGGAGACCAAGTTCTCCTCCGCGCCGACCAACATCACCACCTCATTCGCCGGGGTGAAAAAGGCAGTGGCAGATCCGATCAGCTGGATCATTACCACCGCGTTCGTCGCGCTGAAGAACGCCTGGAATTCGGTGCGCACGGTCCTGCCATCGCTGCCGCAGTGGGACGCAGAGCTGACGGGGATCAGCGGCGGCTACTGGACCGGCGGCATCATCCCCGGCTACACCCCGAACCGGGACACCACCACCATCGCTGTCGGCGGTGGTGAGGCGATCATGCGCCCCGAGTTCACCCGGGCGGTCGGGTCGGACTGGATCCACGGCATGAACGCCGCGGCCCGCGCTGGCGGCGTGCCCGCAGTCCAGGCTCAGATGGCGGGGACCACGTTCGGTGGTGCGTTCGCCACCGGCGGCATCGTCGGCTCGATGGAATCGGCCATCAAGGAACGGTTTCCCGGGATGCAGCTCACCTCGGGCTACCGCAACGAGCCCGGTTCATTTCATTCGACCGGGCAGGCCGGCGACTTCAGCGACGGCACCACCGACACCCCGGCCATGCAAAAGCTGGCGGCGTGGATCGCCTCCAACTTCTTGACCAGCACCCGCGAGCTGATCCACTCGCCGTTCAACCACAACATCGACGACTTCACTGATGTCGGTGACGGCATGGCCAGGTTCGGCGCCGACACGATGGCTCAGCACGTTTCCCACGTGCACTGGGCGTTGGAGAAGGCCCTAGGCGATGTGTCGGGCTCGGTCATGCCTACTGGCGACGGGTCCGCGCTCACCGCGGCGACGGGCAAGATTCAGGAGCTGCTGCTCCAGCCCATGGAGAAGGTCAAAGCGCAGATGCCCAAACTGGGCAACTCGGGCATCGAGCAGATCGCTGGAGCTGCGTTCTCGACCGTCATGGACGCCGTCTCTTCTGCGGTCGGCAAATCGCAGGATGCCGGAGTCACCCCGTTCGACATCAGCGCCGGCGTAGAACAGTGGCGGCCCAACGTTATCGCAGCGCTCGAGCGCGAAGGCTTCACCGCCGATGAGCGGAACATCCGCCTCACCCTGGCCCAGATCCAGTCCGAGTCCAGCGGCAACCCGAACATCATCCAGCAGATCAAGGACGTCAACTCTGGTGGAAACGAAGGCGTCGGCCTGCTTCAGCTGATCCCGGGAACCTTTGCCGCATACCGCAATCCGTCACTGCCGAACGACCGAACGAACCCGGACGCGAACATCAGCGCCGCGCTGCGCTACTACCGTGCCCGCTACGGCGACGACCTCGGCGCGCAGTGGGGCCAGGGTCACGGCTACGACCAAGGTGGCTGGTTGCCGCACATGGGTTGGGGCTGGAACATGTCCGGCAAGCCTGAGCCCGTGTTCACCAACGACCAATGGCAGACCATGGTCAGCCAGCTGAATGCGCTGGCGGGCTCGGTCACAGGGCTTGAGGGCTACACAACGCCCACCGGTCCGGCCTCGTTCGTGGAGATGCTGTCCAAGGTCATCGGGGCCGCGGCGAAGGCCCTGAAGAAGTCGGCCAAGCTGATCACCAAGCAGCAGGGCAAGCCGAAGCAAACCGATCCGAGCCAGTCCAAGGACACCAGCGGTGCGAGCGCCAGCAACGGCGGCAGCGGCGCGTCGGGCAAGGCGAACGAGACCGGTACCGGCGCAGGAACTCCCGCGACAGTGGACGCCGATCAGGGCCTGGTCACCGGCGAGCTGGAGAACGGCGAAACACCGACCGGTGACAGCAACGGCGATATCCAGCCCGAGAACCCGGATCCGAACGCGACCACCCCGGTGCTCAACGCCGACGGCACCACGACCGACGAGAACGGGAACACCGAGCAGCCGGCCACGGACACCCCGGCCACGACGGAAGCCCCGGCAAAGTCCGCGGATCAGCTGGCCGCCGAGGCGTACCAGAAGGCGGCCGAGACCACCCGCGACCCGGCGCACTACCAGGCGATCTGGAGCAAGGCCGGAAGCTCTGCGACCAAGGCGATCTGGGACCAGTTCACCAGCGACCTGGGCATCAGCGGCTCCGGATTCCTCTCGCAGGCGTACTCCGCGGCCACCGACTCCGACAACCAGCTCAACCAGGTCATCAACTACGAGCTGGGCAACCGGGTGCCCGGATACAAGGACGCCCGTGCGGCGCTGGCGAATCCGGGCGCAGCGATCACCACCGCCGCGCAGCAGGCGAGCGCAAATGCCCAGACCGCGGTGCAGAACGCCCAGAAGGTCGTGGAGGAGCACATCCACTACCACGTCACCAACATCGACGAGGCGCTCCGCAAGAACGCGTTGCGTCAGCAGCAGAAGGCCGCGGGGTTCATGACCCGCTGAAACCGCAACGCACACAACTGAATACGACAACTGAATAGGCGGCAACCCGCTGTGGAAGACAACCGAACGCTGGTCGAGGTGGAAGGCTGCATGGGCAGCTGGTTCACCTTGTCCGGCCCCGGCATGGGCGAGCAGGGCGTGATCCTGGGTACCGACGTCGACGGTATCTGGGATGCCCCGGTCAAAACCATCTGGACCGAACACGCCCATCAGATCGGCGGCAGCTACGCCGGGCACCGATACCTCAAGCGCGACATCGTGTTCGGCGTCTGGATCGACGACATCGACACCGGCTCGTGGCAGATCAACGACTCGGAATGGCGCAAGAACTGGGCCTACGATCGCGACTCCAAACTGTGGATCACCACCCCTGACTCCGGCCGGCGCTACCTGAACGTGCGGCTGCTCGAACAGCCGAGCTTCAAGCCGGAGAAGGACCCGAACCTGATCCGCTCGGGCAAGGTCGTGATGACCGTCTGCGCCGGCGATCCCTGGTGGTACGAGGAACAGCCCTACACCGACACCTGGGTGCTGGCCTCGGGTACATCGGGGTCCGGGTTCGTCACCATCGACAACCCCACCGATCAGCCGGTGTGGCTGGAGTGGATCCTCCAAGGCGGCGCCCGCTGGACCATCCCGGACTACTCGTTCGGAGACAACAGCTTTGGACGCGCCGAGGCCGACGCCGCCCGGCGGATCAGGATGCCCAAGCAGAAGCCGGGTCAGACGTTCTGGATCAACACCGATCCGTTCGAGGACATGTTGCGCGATCCGGCCGGGTCGCAGGTGTGGTCGCTGATGAACGGCGTGACCTACAACTACGCGATCCCGCCCTACACCAAGGCAATTCAGTTGCCGGTGTCGGTGGAGGAAGCCAGCCCGGGTGCGTCGGTGCAGGTGCGGGTCAAGCGCAACTGGTCGCGCCCGTGGGGCCTGGAATGAGCGCGCCCGCATTCGATTTCGAACTCGAGTACGCGAATTTCGTTGCGCAGAAACAGGACGAGCGCCGCCGCCGTCTCGCGCCGCCGCTGGTGCGGCTGTGGGACGGCGACTACAACCTGCGCGGCAAGGTGACTCGGATCCTGTCTGCGGCCATCACCGAGGTCAACAACGACACGGGCATGGCACACCTCGAGCTACCCATGGACTACTGGCTGGCCGAGTGGGTCGTCAACGTCGACGGCCGCGACACCTCCAACATCCACCTGACCGTCGACAAAGACGGAATCCGCTGGTCAGGGCGCATGGAATCGTTCTCGGTCCGGGTGGCTGACGACGGCACACGGTCACTGGCGATGGCCTTCAAGCACGACTACGAAGAGCTCAAACACATCGTCTGCTACCCAAACCCGTTCTTGCCCCCCGAATTTCAGTTCCCGCGCTGGTTCTTCCTGTTCGGTCCCTCCCGCTGGGCTCTGAAACTTCTTCTCTTCTTTAATATTTGGCGCTTGCAAACGCGGGCCTGGACGTTCCTGCCCGACGATCCGCTCGACCCAGCTACCTATGGGCACTTCGATCAGTCGCAGTGGACCATGGTCGTCAAACCCGACCCGATCGGCCTGGACACCTCGATGCCGGCGCTGGTGATCGCGCGCATGAAGACCGTGCACGACGCCAGCAAGAAGATCGTCGCCGACGCCCAGCTGACCTGGACGTTCCGCCGATACCTGCCCGGTGATCCACCGCCGTGGCCGGGCGCGGTGCTGCGTCCGGGCTGCTTGGTGATCGACCTCGAAGACAAGAGCTCCGCCTACAAGTCGACGTCGTTCTTCGGTGACCTGTTCGGCGGCCTGATCCACGGCGTGCTCGGTATCGACAAGGACGGCCTGGACAAGGGCATCGACATCGTCGCCGACCCGAATATCCCGCCGGAGTACTACGACCCCGAATGGCGCGGCACCCTCGCCCAAGCCCCCTGGGTCATCTACCGAGACTCCCCGCACACCGGAATCCAGACCGCGGACTTCACATTTCGGCCCGCCACCGACGTCGGCGTCATCGCGGGCGGCCACAGCGCCCCGGGCGTGAACGAGGTCATCGGAGCGGCGATCCAGACCGTAGGTGACCTGATTGCTGCTGCGGTCGTAATCCCGCCGGTTGGTGGGGCTTTGGACCGGCTGCTGGCGCCGCTGTACACGGACGTGCTGGCCGCGTTCGGCAAGTGGCGATTCCAAAGCCGCGCAAGGAAATTAGGCTACCACTTCTACCATGAAAAGTTTCAGGAAGGAGCTGATCGCGCCTACAGTCTCGGCTGGTTGCTGGCAATGCGCTCGGGGCAGTGGAGCACCCGCGAAACCACCAGCCACGAGCTGGTCGTCGCCGACGGCGCTCCCTTCCTCATCGGCGCTCCCGGCTACGGTCACTTCTACCTGGGCGACCGCATCGGCTCCACGATCCGCGGTATGCCCCCCGGTAGAGTGTTCGTCGACCGGGTATCGCAGATCGAATTGGCTTGGGACCGCGAGCGGGCACCCAGCTGGAAGATCACCATCGGTCAGCGCGAGATCCAAGACCCCGCTGTCAAGGCGTGGGAGCAGCTGCGCGAAATCATCTCCCTCATCCAGGATCTCGGCGTGCTGTGATGAAAACTGAATTAAGGAATCAACTTTCGTGTACTCGACCTTCGACACCGTCGACTTCAACGACCCCGAGCAGCACTTCGCCGCGGCCCTGATCAACGTGCCCGGCCTCGGTCCCGGCGGCGTCGGTATCCCGCCGGCCTGGGCGGCGATCATCTCCAAGCATCTCGTCGAGATCGGCTACGTGTGGGCGCCATGGCTGGCACGGTTGGCTGACGCCAACGGCAAGATCGACATCAACGATCTGCCCAAGCAGACCAAGAAGCTGCAACGGCCCATGCGTGGACCGGTCAATGTGTGGAACCCCGCCACCCAGTGGGTACCTATGGACACCCCCGATCCAGAGCTGATCGTGCTTCCCAGCCCGGACGCCATGACCGTGCAGGAACGCTCGGCCATGCTCGATCTGTTCAAGGCCGGCGGCTACCTACCCGAGCCAGAAGAGCCCACCAACTTCGCCGAAGAGCTGTAAGGCCCGCAGGCGGAGATCAAACATCTACCGTGGCCGAGCAGGGCGGGTGACAATCAGGACTACCGGCGTTGGGGGCGCGGGTTTCCTGATTCGACACGCGTCGCGCAGATGCGCGCGGCTGCGTCTGCCCTGGTGGGAGTTTCCTCGTTGGTTCGCTGCATGCCCCTCAAGCAGGGGACCTACTCGATCGCGTCCGGATTCGGGCCACGCTGGGGCACCAGCCATCTCGGCCTGGACTTCGCCGCGAATGACGGCACTCCGTTCTACGCCGCCCAATCCGGCACCGTCGCCTACATTGGCGCCGCGTCCGGGTTCGGCCAGTGGATCGTGATCGACCACCCAGCCGAATCCGGGGGCGGTACCACGGTCTACGGCCACATGTGGGACGCCGGCGCGACCGGGCTGAGCCGCGGTGACCGGGTCGAAGCAGGGCAGCTGATCGGCTACGTCGGCTCCAACGGCCAATCCACCGGCCCCCACTTGCATTTCGAGGTGCATCCCACCGTATGGGCGGCCGGCTCCCAGATCGACCCGCAGCCGTGGCTCTTGGGTGCCACCGAGCCCGGCAGCCCGGAGCCAGAACAACCCCAGGTTGGAGATCGCGTGCAGACACATTTCGGCATCGACATCGCGTCCTATCAGCGCGGCCTCGACATGGCCCGAGTGAAGGCCGAGGGTTTCGCCTACGTCATCGCCAAGGCGACCGAGGGCAGCGACTACGTCAACCCCGAATACGTCGCTCAGCGCGATGGAGCACGGGCCAACGGCCTGCTGTTCGCGGCCTATCACTATGTCCGCGAAGGCATCTCGGCGCGTGAGCAGGTCGACAACTACGCCGCTACCGAGCCGGACCGCGCCATTCCGGTGATGCTCGACGTCGAAGTCGGCTCCGGGGGAGTCGAACTCACCCGCGCGGTGGTCGACGAGTTCACCGCCCGCGGCTACCGCGTGATCCTGATTTACCTGCCGCGCTGGTTCTGGCACGGCCACATCGGGCGCCCGGACCTGTCCGGTCTGCCGCCGCTGATGTCCTCGCACTACGTCGACGGCACCGGCTACGCCAGTGAGCTCTACCCCGGCGAGGACCACCCCGGCTGGAGCGGCTACGGCGGCAACGTCGTAGCGGTCTACCAGTTCTCCGAAAAGGGGCAGGTCGCCGGATACGTACTCGACGTCAATGCGTTCCGTGGCACCCGCGCGGGACTAGAAGCGCTATTCAGCACACAGGAGGATGACTTGCCTTACTCCCCAGAAGCACTCAAGGCCCTGATCTACGAATGCCTGGCCACCTACGTCGGCCCCGTCGTCAACGACGTCAAGGACGTTCGTGAACAGCTGTGTGGCGCAGGCCAGCGCGACGCCGGACAGTACGGTGGCTGGCCGCAGCTGGGCAACAAGACCGTGGTTGACAAGCTCGCCGAGCTGTCCCCGCCCGAGTGCGCGCGTACCTGCGCGGTCACCGAGTGCCCCAATCGGGTTCCGACCAACTGAAACACCAGTAAGGACAACTGAATATGGCTGATGTATTTACCCGTGACGGTCTGCTCGACGTCGGCAAGCGGGCGGTGAAGACGTTCGCGCAGTCGCTGGCCGGTTCGCTGGTGGTGTTCACCGGCGTGCTCGACGCCGATTGGACTGCCAGCGTCAGCGCCGCCGGCCTGGCCGCGCTGATCTCGCTGCTGACCAACGTCGCTGGCGACCAGCTGGCGGACAAGGTTCGGTAACTGATGCCGGTAGACGGTCACCCCTGGGTGGTGTGGGCGTCGGTCGCCGTTGCGGTCCTCACGATCGCGGCGGCGGCCGTGCCGAAGGTCCGCGAGATCCTGCGCCCGGTCATCGAATTCGTGGCCGGGGCGCGGGTGCGGCGCATTCAACGCCAGGCCCGCATCGAGGCCGCTGCCGCCATCCTCAACGATCAACGTGTCGAGCTGCTATCGCTCCAGCTCTCCGGCGTCGCCGCACAACTCGACAGCGTGCTGGCCCAGGCCCGCGAAGACGCCGCCCGCTATCAATCCCAGATCGCAGAGCTACGCACCGAGCTTGCCGACACCAAGGCCGAACTCACTGCCAGCCGCGTCGAGATCGCCGAATTGCGTTCCGCGCTCGCCGAATACGCCGAGAAGCGAGGGATCACCCCGTGAGCTTCCCTATCGGCAATCCGCCCGACGGTGCATTCCGGTTCGGCACCAAATACGGCTTCGACATCGACAAAGACAAAGCCACCGCGTTCATGACCGGCGGTGTGAAGAAGTCCTACGCCGACGCACGCAGCGCCATGAAGCAGAACGTCGACGACCCGCTGTCGGACAAGCCCTCACTGTCGCAAGTGCCGATCAACTCGCCCATGTGGCAGTCACTAGGTGTCAACGAAGACACCACCTTCCCGCGCTCCCAACTCACCTTCGGTGCTGCATCGTCGACCTCCACCGGCGGCGGAAATAGCGGCAGCCACTCCCACTCGCTACGACAGGTCCCCGACTACCAGCCCGCCGGTCACGGATTCAACAGCCTCGAAATCGGATACATACAGGCGCAACGGGATCGGACCTACAAGGAAGTCGGGTTCATCACCGGCGGCTCGATCACCGCGTTCGGCATCAACGGCTTCTACATCGGCGTCTATTCGGTCGACACAAAAACCGGGAATCTGACACTGCTCAATCCCATCTCGGCCGCAGTAGACATGCGCGGAAGCTTCGGCGCCACCAACACCGAGTACCGATTCAACCTGGGCACCGCGATCACCGCCAAGCAGGGCGACGTGTTCGCGGTCGCCACGTTGCAGCTCACCGGCATCGGGCAGACATGTTCATCCTTCCTGTGCATCACGATGAACAAGATCAACCCCGCAGCTGGTCAAGCGTTCCCGCGCGCCCAGTACTGCTACTGCGGCGGCGGCATGGCGGCCTCGATCGAGGAGAAGGCGCTCAACTACAACGAATCGACGAAAGTCCCCTTCTACGTACTGCGATAGGCCATGACCGACAAGCTCAAGCACATCAAGGAATTCTTCGTCGCCAACGCGCTCGACGGATTCGGTTCGCGCCGCTACATCGGATTCCACGACCTCGAATCGGCGCGCAAGTACATCCACAACTACGCCGTACCCGGCCTGTATGCGGCGATCAAGTCCGACGACCCCGACTATGACCCCCAGGGCGCACCCACCGAGGCCGCGACCAACGCCGCCACCATCGCCTTCACCCGCCACATCGGCCGCGATATGGAGGCGCTCGAACGCATCGACAAATACGGCGACCTCTATCTGATGATGTGCACCCCCGGCCAAACCGGCTGCTTCATGGACGAGCTGCACGACGCGCTCACTGCCGATGACCCCGACTGGAGGACCCGTGGCTGACAAGTGGGAAATCGGTCTCGGCGTACCGAAACTCGTCGTACACATCAAGAAATACTCCGGGCTCGTATGGCAATTCCGGTGGGCCGCAGGCAATTACCCTCCCGGCTGCGAGCTGTACCTGCTTGTCGGCTCCGGTGCCTCACCCGTGCGGTGGCCGTTCACCATTCAGGAAGACCTCGCCACGCTGACCGTGAAACAGGCTGTGGCCGCGGCGATCCCGGACCGCTCCCCGGTCTATCTGATGTTCAAAGCCAACGCTGCCGCCGAACCTGACAACCTGGCGGCCGGGCAGGTCAAGGCGTGGAAGTGAAACCCAATGACTGACGTCATCATCGGCGTACCGCCGAACATCCCAACTCTTGGCGCCGCACCGACCCTGCCCACCGGGGGCGTGCTGGTCCCTGTCGCCGGCCGCGACGGTCACGGCATCGACCTCAACGGCGTCAAGAACCTCTACACCGAGCTACCCACCGGCCTCGGCCCCGACGACAACGGCCGCTGCTACCTCGTGCTGGAAGACAATCTGGTCTACTTCTGGAACGGAGCAGCCTGGCCCGCCAAAGGCAAAGGCTCACCGCTACGCGGCGACAAGGGAGACCCCGGTCGCGGTATCGACGCAATTGCGGCCACCTCAACCGGATTGCGGTTCAACATGTCGACCGCACCCACCGCCGTCGACGTGCCGGTCCCGGCACTGACCGTCGCCACCGACGCCGCAGCGACCGCCACCCGCAAGGCCGACGAATCGCTGATCAACGCCGGGGTTGCCGCCAACGCCGCCGCAGCGTCCGACACCTCCGCCAAGGCCGCCGACGCTTCGGCGAAGTCCGCAAGCACCGCATCGGCCACCGCCGTGACCGCACGCGACCAGGCTGCATCGTCAGCAACTGCGGCAGCCAGCTCGGCGCGCAACGCCGCTGACTCCGCCAATGCCGCAGCAGGCTCAGCCAGCGCCGCCGATGCCTCCCGCGCCGCCGCACGCACTGCCGCCGACGACGCGACCGCATCGGCGAACTCCGCAAGCGCCGCGCGCTCGGAAGCACAAGCCGCACGTGACACCACCCGCGCGGATGCCAGCGCCGCCGCGGACTCCAAGACCAAAGCAGGCGACCACGCCGCCACCGCGAAGTACTGGGCAGAGCACGCCAGCGAAACCGTCGGATCCGGAATCCCGAACGCCGACAAGACAATCAAGGGCGGCATCATGCTTCCCGGGGCCAACCCAGGCGAGTTGGGCGGCACCTTCGAACATCCCGTGGTGGTCGGCTGGAATACCAAGGCCGATGTCGCCGCGCTGGACAGCAAGTACGTAAAGCCTTCCGCTGGCATCCCGAAAGCCCATCTCGACACCGCGGTGCAGGCCGGCCTGGAGCGGGCCGCGACCGCCTATCAGAAGCCAGGTGCGGGCATCCCACGTACGGAACTGGATTCGGCTGTGCAGTCCTCATTGGCCCGCGCGGACTCCGCGGTGCAGGTCGACGGCACCGGCAAGCTGCCCGAGGCGCTCATCCCCGCGGTGGCTATGACCGACTTCCTCGGAGCCGTCGCGAACCAGGCCGCAATGCTGGCGCTGTCTGGGCAGCGTGGCGATTGGTGCACCCGCACGGACAAAGGCACCGACTGGCAGTTGATCGCCGAACCGGCCAGTCAGCTCACCAGCTGGCGAGAGCGCACCTATCCGGCCTCGCCAGTGTCGAGCGTCAACGGCCGGACCGGCGCCGTGACGACCGGCTCCGCCGACATCGTCGACGCCACCAATATCGGTCGTGCGGTGCTGACCGCCGCAACTGCCGCCTCTGCTCGTTCCACCCTCGGCGCTGGCACATCGAGCCTCACCCTGGGGACCACCTCCGCCACCGCCGCTGCGGGCGACGACCCACGCCTCTCCGATCAACGAGTACCGACCGACGGCAGCGTCACCAACGCCAAGATCGCCCCTGGTGCAGCCATCGCGCTGTCCAAGCTCGCCCCGGGGTACCTGTCCGGGCAAGACGCTGCGGGGCCAAGAACACTATCGCTGTGGGTGGGCACCGAGGCCCAGTTCAACGCAATCCCTACCAAGGACACCAACACCATCTACCTACGGACTGCCTGATGCCGACGAGCCTCGCGGCGGTCGAGATCGCCAAAATTGCAGTTGGCAACAACGATATTCAGACAGTAAGCCTCGGAGCTACACAGCTGTGGACCGCAGTCCAGTTCGTCCCAGCCGGAGCGGTCCTCGGCTCCAGCGCATCCTCGGGTACGTCATACGCGCCGGTTCAGGGCTGGAAGGCGGACACGAAATACCCCGGCTCCGCGGTGGCGACCAACAAACTCGTCATCCCGGCTGCCGGCAAGGGCGTCACCATCACGGCGTCGATCGTGTGGGGCCCAGCGAGTTCGTACACCTTCGACATCACCATGCGGCTAACCCTCGACGGCAAGACCATCGCCACAGGTTCCAAGTTCACCGTCCCCACCTTCGGCAGCGCTACCGCATCGGTCACCGCCACCGACGTCGACGTCAAAACGGGCAGCTTGATAGGCGTTGAAGCGCAGGGTAATTCGATGTTCAACTCCGGCCCCGCCGCGGCGGCGAGCCCTAACTCCTACGTACGCGCGTTCTTACCCGAAGGTACGAAGCGGCGCACCTGACCGAGACCCGAACTCCTCAACCTCAAGGATCGACGCGATGCCCGTCTCCACGGAATCTTCGGCCATCACCAAGGTTTCCATCGGATCAGCTGCCATCCAAAAGGTCAGCATCGGCGCAGATCTGCTGTGGTCGTCTGCAACCGAAATCCGCGACGACTTCAACCGCGCAAGCTTGGGCGGCAACTGGACTGCCAAGGCGTTCGGGACCAGTGGCAGCCCAATCCTGGCTTCAAACCGTCTGCGTGCCGGCGCGCCACCCGGAGGCATAAGCAATGCGTCTGAGCAGGTCGTCGTCTATACCGCCACCGCGGTAAGCACTGACGACCACTTCGTCCGCGCCACGCTCGCTGGAGCCCCCACCGATATCGCGGCCGGCCTGGTGGTCCGAGCCAACACAACGCTGCGAGAACTCGTCATTGCCAAGATCTGCACGGACGCGGAGAAGTCGGGCATCTTCACGGTGACCGCGGGCCAACAGAAGCTCCAAAAAGGCGGAGTCACATCGAATTTCAAATCCGGCGATATCGCTGAGTTTCGGGTATCGGGCAACGTCTACCAGCTCATCCGCAACCCAGACTCCTCACCAAAGGTGGTTGTCGCCTGGACCGACATCGAAAACGTCGCCACCCCGTCACCATCGCAGCGATACGGCGGCTTGGTGGTGTCGGCATCGAACAACTGGTCTGACGATCAGCTCTCGCCAGACTTGGACGACTTCAGCTTCAAGGACATCTAGCTTCCCACTCAGCGTTCCATTGATAGACGCCCGGCCATATACGTGGCCGGGCGTCTTCTGCATTGCAACACATAGACACGTCTTCAGGGTGTAAAGCCATCCGTTCCAAGCGTTCCATGGGATATAGGGTTCTGGCCGTGAGTTTGTTCGTGCAGCCCCATGTAGCCCTGATCGCCACCACCAGCCTGTGGCTCCCGGATACCCCGGACTACAGCCTCGGAGAGGACTCCCTCGACGACGGCGAAGAGCTGGCGGTGTTCGCTGGACGCACCTGCTACCAGTCCTGGGAGCGCCCGAACCCCGAGACCGCTACCACCCGCGGATACCTGAAAAATATTCTGCGCCAGAAGCATTGGAGCGTCCTTGAGCACGCAAACGCCACCTTCTATATCACCGGCGTCTCCCGCTCGCTGACCCACGAACTGATCCGCCACCGCCACATCCCGCGTTCGGAACTCTCCCAGCGCTACGTCGACGCCGATGAGATCAACTTCGTCATCCCGCCGCTGTACGAGAACGACCCCGAGGCCATCCACGACCTCGAACAGAGCGCCCGCGCAGCTCTGTCGAAGTACCACAAGTGGGTCGACATCTACCGAGGCCGCGGCGCGAGCCACAAGGAAGCCCGCGAAGCCGCACGCGCCCACCTGCCCGGCAACGCCGAAACCCGCATCGTTGTCACCGGCAACTACCGGGCCTGGATCGACTTCCTCATCCAGCGCGATGCCGACGGTGTCGATAAGGAAATGCGCCGCATCGCCGCATGGATCGGCCGCGAGCTACGCGACCAGGCCCCCAACGTCTTCGGGCCATCCGCCCGCGAAATCTGGCAGCCCAGCAGCACCCAAGCCGCCTGAGCCTCACCACATCCCCGCCACCGAAGGACCATCCGAATGAGTACGCCCACCGCCAAGGAACTCGAAACCGTCATCCGCTGGCTAGAAACCCACGCTGACAACGACCACACCAGCGTGCTGAAGGACTACCTCGCCACGGCCAAAGCTGACCTGTCCCAGGCAACCGCTGAGGAAGGGCGCGAATTCGCTTTCGCCAAAGCCATTTACGAAGCAGCGCCGCACCTGCACGCTCGCCCGTGGGACCTCGGCCTGCCCCGCAAGTGGGCGGACCTGACCGACACCGACCGCCGCAACCATGTGCGCCGCTCTGCGCCGCTCGCCGAAGCGCTCGTGAAGGCTGGCTGGACCAAACCGGCCACCAAGCCGCGCACCTGGGAAAACCTCGCAGACATACCGGCCAACGTCATCGTCGTCGACCAAGAAGGCGACCGCTGGGAGAACCGCAACGGCAAATGGGGCCTGGGCACCGGCGGCAACTGGGGAACCTACGTCTTCGGCCCCACCGAACAGTTCGGTCCCTTCCGCGAATACCTCGGCTAATGCTCGAGTCCCAAAAGCCCAGTGGGCCATGGGAAGTCGAAGAAGACCTCACTTTCGGTGAGATCGCTGCACGGCGTCACCGAGGTTCGGGGCCGCCAGTGACCAACGGCGCCACGGCGGGCGTGTTCGAGGACGAGTACGCCCACATCCGCTCATTCCGGGTGACCGACACAGAGCGCCTGGCCGCCTACTTCGGTCTCAACGTCAAATCCTTCGAAAAGCGCATTCACCGCGCTGCCGCCTGAAACACCCACCCCACCAAACGAACTGGAGCACAACCATGGGCACTTTCCCCTCGCCGTACACAATCCAGACCAAGTCCACGGCCCTGGAACTGCTCGAACAGGCCCGCCAGGCGGGCATGAAGCAGTCCGACGCATGCGTCATCGTCGCCGAGGAATTCGAGAACGGACCAGCCGTATCGACCCTGCACGCCTGGGCTCGCGAAGCCGGAATCTTCAAGTCGCACCGCGGCAAGCGCAAGACCGTCACCGCCTCCACCAAGACCCGCGCCGCCGTCGCGGCGCCGATCGCTTCGGACCCCACCCCGGTGCCGGCGTCGGGCCAGACCATTGCTCACCTCGAGGATGTCGCCGTCCTCATGCAGGTGAACAAGGAGCTCACCGGTGAGCTCGAGGCCAACAAGCGCGAGATCAAGGCCCTGCGCGGCCTGGTCGTGCACTACCTGCGCCCCTCTGCCTGAACCATCGCTCGACCCACGCCGATTATCCGGAACCCTCCGGATAATCGGCCCTGATCCCCGAAAGCGATTACGTGCCTTTCCTCTTCTCCCTCGCGTGCTTCATCGCGGTCGTCGCTACACTCTCAGTGTTCGTGGGTGTGTACCTGCGGGCTACCGGCCAGGGCCTCGCCAACGGCGGCACCCTGACCGCCGCCATCTCCGGCGCCATCGCCGTGCTGCTATTTGCCCTGTCGTCGTTCACGATCGTGTCCACCCGCAACGTCGGCATCACCACGTCGTTCGGCAAGCCCACCGGCACCTTGTCGAACGGCATCCACCCTGTCGCTCCCTGGCAGAAGGTCATCGAACTGTCGGGCACCATCCGAACCGACTCGCAGACAGGCGGATTCGCCGACGGCAAATGCGACGGCGGCACCGCGGTCCGACTTGCCAACAATTCCACAGCCTGTGTGGATAACACGGTCAGGTACCGGATCGTGCAGACCGCAGCCGACGAGCTGTACCGCGACTACCAGTCCGACGAAAACATCAAGAACTCGCTGGTCACCCGCGAACTCAACGCCGTCATCAACGGAGTGTTCGCCAGCTACAACCCGCTCTCGGCCGAGGCCGCCGACGCCCCCAAGCTCGACCAGCTCTCCGGCCAGGTCACCGACAAGCTCAAGGCCAAGATCGGCAAATGGATCGACGTCCAGGGCGTGATCATCAGCCTGGTCCACTTCGACCAGGTCACCCAGGACAAGATCAACGCCTACCAGGCTCAGATCGCCTCCACCCGCATCGCCGAGGAATCCCAGCGCACTGCGGCTGCGCAGGCCCAGGCCAACCGCGTGCTGTCGGACTCGGTCTCGCGCGACCCCAACGTCCTAGTCGCCAAATGCCTGGACCTCGTGTCCTCCGGCAAGGCACTCCCAGCCGGATTCCAGTGCTGGCCCGGCACCGGGCTGGCCAACACCGTACCCGTGCGATGAAAGACGCCACTACACGCGCCGAGTTGGTCGAGGCCGTGAAGAAGATCCAGGCCGGCGACGCCGATGCCGCCCTCGCGATGGCCTGCGCCATCGCCGAGGGGTCGGTGTCGCTCGACGACATCGTGGCCGCCGCCCGCGCCTCGCAGGAGCACTGAGATGCCACTCGTCACCTATCCCGTTGCCGCGGACGGCAACATGCGCGCCTACGTCTCCGCCTGGGACCGCGACATCGAATGGCGCGAGAACACCCCGTTCACCGCCACTCTGAGAGTCTTCGACCTCACCCGCGGCCGGTCGTCGATCAAGTACCTGTTCACCGACGACTCGACCGGTCGCCAGTGGGAGATGTTCGCGACCGACATGCTGGAACTGTTGACCAGCCGGACCATCGACCGAGGTCAGATCCATGGCCGCTGGCAGGTCGTCAAGCGCGGGGCGAACTACGGACTTGCCGCGGTCACTCAACCGGAACCCAATGAGCCTGCCTGACCTGCATCTGCACGCGGAGGGGCTGTTCTCCAAGCACGGGTTCCGCGACGGCGAGTTGATCACCGAATGGCTGTGGAGCATCGAGGAGCTCGGCTACTACATCGACGCGTGGGACCACGTCGATGATCACGCCGTCCTCCGCCAGCTCGTGCGCGACCACCTACTCCCCGCTATCCCAGGCGAGTTCACCGTGTGTGATTACTCCACCCATCACAACCCGATTCGCATCGACACATGGCGCGGCCAACCGTGGGACGACCACACCACGGCCGCACCGCCGACCATCTGGGACATCGCCATCGACGTACCCGCCACCGCGGTGATCTCCGCCTTCAAGCACGCCGCGGGCGGCATCCCGGTCCGGCACGCCCGCGACATCCCAGACCGCGAGTTCCTCGACGCCGTCACCTACGCCATCGACTGGTGCCAAGGCCGCTGGGCTCTGCTCACTGACCTATGCGCCATCCTCGAAATGCGCGGCTACCGAATCGAACGCGGCCCAGGCAACCATGAACAGCCGGACATGCCCAGCAAGCTCGTCCGCGCCAAGGCTCAACGCCTCATCGACCGCGGCTGGCTCGAAGGGTGCACCTGCGGCTGCTACGGCGGATTCGATGTCACCGACGAGGGCTGGGCATTTCTCGACCGCGCCGAACTTCCTCACGGTGCGTACCCGGAGAACGAATGAAGGACAAGCAAATCGACTTTCGGACCGTTAGCGTTCTCGTATGGGCGACGAGGCAACCGCGCTGTGGGACAGAAGTATTCGCCACGCCGAAGGTCTAGTGCAGTGGCTGATTCCGGAGAACCCGGGCTGGTGGAAACGAGCACATGAGCGATCCATCGACGCCGAAACGGTGAGCGAGCTGCTGGCGTATGGGATTTGGCAAGCGACACAGACCTTGGCTGCGGTTCGCTCGATAACCCGTCCCGGCGAATCGGTGACGGTGGATGAGGTCGGGTTCACTCGTGTGTCCGATGAACTGTCCCTCGACCCGCTCACGGACGAACTGCGTTCGATCGCTTTGACTCCTGAGCGTTGGGAAGTGCTCCCGCATCCTACGGCGCTCACCAAAATCCTCGCCCTCGTGACAGACCCCGAGCGCGATCAGGAGTGGAAGGCCCTGGTTCGGGTCACTCAAGGCGTGCTTGTCGGACACGTGGTCCGCAGCGGAATCGGTCCGGAAGAAGCACTGTCGCTGGGTGATCGGCGCAACGTGTGGGAGCAGGGGGCGGCTCCGGATGGCGGTTAGTGGGCGGTTTGCGACTCGCCCGGCCGTGCTGTCGGCTACTCCTCGAGCTGCGCAACCCGCCACTGTCGAAGCTTCTCGGTCTTGCTCGGGTCCGCAGCGAGGGCGAATTCGATCGTCATCCCGACGGCCTGGGCGGCGCGCAGAAGCCACTCGACGCTGTACTTATTCAGGCGACCCATCATTAGATGGGACAGGTTCGTGGTGCCGTTGAGGCCGAGCACGGTGGCCAGTTCGGCGCGGGTGAGGCGCAGTTCGTCTGCCTGGTCGACAATGGCCAGGGCGGCAGTGACGCGCAGATCCGCCAAGCTGTCGTCCCTGTGAAGGCTGAGGTACTCGCGGATCATCGTCCGGGTGCCGTCGGTCTTGTCGAAGATCATGCCTATTCCATCCTCGTGTTCGGTGTGGAGCCTTTCATGTGGATTGCGGTGCGCCGAATCCGATCTGGGCGCGTTTGGTCGACGGCGCTCTCCGTGGATGAGTCCGTTCATGTGTGCTGTGGCATGTCGGCTACCCATGCGGCGGCGGCCGGGGGTCCTGGTCGTGGTGGCGCTGGCGGGAGACGGACTTCTGGGTGGGGTTGCGGCCAGCCGGCAAGGCGGCCAGCTGGCCCTGGGAACCGATGCCGACCGGACGCACAGCCACACCGCGCCGCACCGGGATGGCGCGTACGGCCACCGGTGTGCGCGAAGTGTCTGTGTGCCCGGCCGGGCGCAGTCAAGCGGCGGGGGCGGCCTCGACGGAGTCGATGTGTGCTGCCTCGGTGGTGCCGTCGGGCGCGGTGCGAGTCCAGAACTCCGGTGCCAGGTCCGCAGCCGGCGCGTTCACCGTGTCCATGACCGGCTGTGCGGCTTCTACTGTGGCGACCGTGGACTGCTTCTCCTCGCGCAGCATCAGGGTGAGGTGGACAGCGAGCATCAGGATGACGGGCATGCCGCCATGGAGGACCTGGGCTACCGTGCCCCCGCCGATTTCCTTGGCGTACTGGACGTTCCCAACAATCGACGCGATCGACGCCATGAGGAAGACGCCGATCGAGTACCACCATGCCAGGCTCTTGGTCTTGAAATGGGCGGTCGCGATGATGGCGCCGATCGTTAGACCTTCGAGAGCAATCGGCAGGTTCGACGCGAGATCAGGATCGACCTTGTTGTTCACCGCCAAGCCGCACAATGCGGCGTACGACATCTCGAACGCCTTCCAGGCCACCACGACCGAGATGGCTGCGGAAGCATGGACCGGGCGGATTCGGACGTCGCGGATCTTGGCTAGCATTGACGTGCACCAACCTCTACTTGGTGTTTTGAGAACCCCCGCGGAGTGGCGACTCTGCGGGGGTTCGTGCATTTCAGGTGGTTTCGGCCGGCGGGAGCGGGCCGGGTAGGATTTGCGTTCTCAGGGGGATCTCCCATCTCCCCTGGGGTGGTGACCCCCGCAGCCCGGTGAAAATAGCTGCGGGGGTTTTGCTTTAGGCAGCCATGTCGATCCCGAGGAAGTTGTCCAGATTGCGTAGCGCTGCTGCGGCGACGTTCTGACCGATGTGGGTGTAGATCCTGGTGGTCGCGATGCTGGCGTGCCCGACGATCATCTGGATTACCTCGGCGTCGACGCCTGCCTCATGGAGCAGCGTCACAGTCGTGTGCCGCGTCTCGTGCACCACCAAGTCCTCCGGGAGACCGGCCGCGACCGCGCACTCCTTGAACATCACCCACCCGGCGCGCGGAGGAAGCGGTCGCGCGATCGGGTAGCGCGGATCGGTGAACACCAGGTTGTGCTCGTTATCCACGCGGTTGCGCGTCTTCTGTGCCTGGAGCATCAGGAACGCCGCGAGCTGCGGCGTGACGGGAAGCTTTCGAATCGAAGCGCCGGACTTCGGGCGGGTCAGGTGCAGGCTGTCGCATAGGTGCTTGTGCTCGTAGTCCAGAGGGAAGTCGAAGAAGCCCAACGGGCAGGCCGAGCCCCGCTTGCGGCCACACGGCCAGCTCTTGTCCGCGTGCTGGTTGCCGCATCCGTGACTCTTGGTGTGCGACTGGAGCTGCCAGGTCACATCGATGAATCCGCCTGTGCCGTCCGCGGACTCGGGAAGGAAGACACGATCCCATGTCAGCCCGAGCACCTCGCCCAGACGGACCCCGGTGAAGAGCAGGACGGCCAGCGCGCTGGTGTAGGGGTGCTCATTTTGGTACGCCACGCGCAGCAGGTGCTTGGCCTGGTCGGCGGTCATCGCACGCCGCGACTCTTTGTTCGAGGACGGCGGCTCCGCGTGCTCAGCAACGTTGCGCGCCACCTCATCACGGCGATACGCGGCCCGCAGCGCGGTGTGCACGATGCGGTGAGCTAGTCGGGCCGAGCCGATCCCGTCGTAGCGCCCATTGCTGTCCTCGCGGATCCTCACAATGATCTTGTCGTACATGTCGTTCAGATCGTCGGGGGTGAGGTGACGGAGCTTGATGTGGCCGATGAGCGGCTTCACGTGGGTGTCGATGATCGACTTGTGCCCGCGGTAGGTCTTGGGCGTCAGGTTCCGCTTGGCGATGTTCTCCAGCCAGTGGTCCATCCAGGCGGCGACCGTCTGGGTGCCGGTGACGGCCGGCATGCCTGCGCGGGCGCGTTCGACCATGACACGGAGCTTCTCGAGCGCGTCGTCGTAGGTGGAGCTGTAGGCGTAGAGGCGACGGACGCCGTCGCGGGCGCGGTTCGGGTTCGCCTGCGACGCCTCATAGACGCCCTTCCTCTCGCGCCACTTGCAGCTCGGAGCGCCGTTGGGAACGCGAGCAGTCTTGGTTTTCGCCAC